CAGATCCTGAAAAAGGAACTGTTATTATGAAAGAATCTATTTCTCAATTTGTATTTTTAGAAGATAAAGGATTTAGATTTGGAAGGAGTGAGAATGGTGATAGATTCTTATTAATCCCACTATGGTTACTATACTTCTTACCAGATGAATATTCTTTATTAAAATTTGGGCTGACTTTCACTAATGAAACTTATGATATGATTGGTGATAAAAATAAACATGGAATAATTATTGATTCTTATGAGGATATCGAAAGAAAAGATATAGATATCGAATCATTCTATGTAGCACTTCCAAATTATGGTATATTCTTAGGTAAAGCTCAAAAGGAGATATAATTATGCATCAATTTATTAAATCAACAGACCCATTCTCTTTTGCAAATATATTTGTAACAGAATTGAATCGTATCAATTCTATAAACAATATTCAAAAACATTCTGCTATTAGAGAATCTATTCTTACTATCATAGAATCAAAATTTGGTAATAAGATTATTAATAGAGAAGATTGTCTTATGAGACAAGATAAATTAGATTACGCAGAGTTTAATTTTAAGAACTCTAAAGATGAATTTAATCAGCTTAATGTAGAAGCTACAAGATATTATTTCGTATCTGGAATAGAGTTCGAAAGAGAACATTTGGTATATAACCCATTTATATCTTTCTCAGACTATTCTCCAGCAGATAATACAGTTATTGTATTAGAGGATGAATTCAATAGACTTGTTAAGCATCTAGCTATAGCTTTTGATAAAGATGGAAAACCTTTAAGAGTTAAATTTAAAGAACTCCCTTATATCAAACAACTTAGTGAGTTCTGGAGAAATACGACTCCTATGTTTGGAGTAATAGAAGACTTCTATAGAGATAATAAGAATCAAATCTTTATGGATCATCTCATCAAATGTGCTGCATTGTTTAAATATATAGATTATATTTATAATGGAGCTATTGATTTAGATGATATTCTTTTACCATTACTATTTACTATGGAATGCACTTATGTACCATTTATGACTGAGTATGTATCATATGAAGATTGCGAAGATAAAGAATGGGCATCTAAGCTTAAATCAGATGAGGAGATTCCAGTAGATAAAGAATGCGAATATTATTTCTATAGAAATAATATGGAAAAGGAGATTCCAGCTTTGAAGAAGAACGAAGCCCAACATATTAAAAACATGGCAAAGAGTATTAAAGATATCATGAACTTTACTTTTGATACAAATATTAATAATTGGAATAACAACGTTCCTAATATTGTTAAAATTGCAGCTATCGTTAAGAACTTCGAAAACGAATGGCTCAAAGAAGACAAAGAGGTAGAGGCTTAATGCCTCTATCTTTTTTATTCATTAGGAAGTCTAAGACTTCTAATTAACCATGTTTGAAAGGAAAAGATATTTTATGAGTTTTTATGATATCACATCTAATGTGTTAATATATAATGCTGTATTTTCTATGATAGCATCTATATTCATAGTATTACTATATAAATTCAAAGGTACCAGAATAAAGAATACTTTATATAAGATTGTAGCTTTGGCATTTATATTATTTATGATATTAACCTTCTTCTATCTATTTATGATGGGATTCTTATATATTATCTCTAATCTATTTTTATTCTAAAAGAGAAGGTGATGATATTGTCTGTTGCTGGTCAGAATGCAGACACGTTTTTACTAACACCGAATGTCCTTAATTCTTCTAGTCCTAGTGGAAACCCCATATATACATCCGATGTTATAGGTTGGGCATGTCTTTTGCTAATATGCTATGCTTTAATAAAAATTAGTTTATATCTATACAGGTTTGTATATTATTCCGAAGAAAGTGATAAATTCTTGAAAGGTATAATAATAAGTATTTTTATTACTACCTTTGCAGCTATAGTCTTTTTATTAAAATTAACAATTGGGTTTCTAGAATAGGAGTGTATATATGAGATTATTACGTCTTAGGTTGGAAAACTATATAGGTATATATAATGGTATGGGATTGAATCATATAGAAATAGATTTTTCTAAATGTATTCATAAAGTACTAATAATCAAAGGGGATAATGGCACTGGCAAGTCAACTATATTTAAAGCCTTAACACCATTGGCCGATTCTTCTATAAACTTTATACCTGATAAAACAGCTATCAAAGAAATAGCTTATGAAACAGATTTTCAAACGATACTAAATATAAAATATGAGTCTATTGTAAAAGACGGTATTCGCCGTCCAACCAAATGCTATCTTAATAGACTAAATCCTGATGGGAGTATTGAGAATTTAAATCCGTCTAATAATATAACTACTGCTAAAGAAGTTATATATGATATATTAGGGATAGATGATAACTTTATTACATTATCTCAACTATCAGCAAATAAAAAGGGATTAGGCGGTTTAAAGCCATCTGAGAGAAAGAGATATGTAAATTCTATTATATCGTCTCTAGCCGTATTTAATAATATTCATAAGATGATTAGTACCAAATCTACAGTACTTAAATCTATTATAGATTCTTATGTAACTAAACTAAATCAAATTGGAAATGTTGCGATAGTAGAAGATGCTATTAAAAAAGACACATTAGCTCTTAAAGAATTAGATAATAAGAAAAATGGTCTTATTAGTGAAATAGCAACTATAAAGGCAGAGTTAGCTAGATTAGATACTAGTGGGAACTTCCTTAATGATTATAAAGATCTCTCAATGAGGAAAATTATCTTAGAGAAAGAAATAAGAGAACTTCCAGATATAGAAGAATACTCTGAAGAGAAACTAATTCAATATGAGAAAGATATGGCCAGATATGAGGCTAATGAAGAAATGCTTTCTTCAAGAGCTAAAGAAATTCTAGATAATGAATTAGAACTTTCTAACAATGTTACTGAGCTACAGATTAAGCTAGATTCTTTGTACGATAAAGATCATATGGATGATCTTAACTCTAAGATAGAATCTACTAAGAAAGAATTAGAATCTTATAAACCATTCTTCTCATTATTTGAAACTTATAAGAATATTTCTGAGCAAGATTACGAAACAGTAAAACTTGTAATAGAAAAATTCAATTCTACAGTAGAAACTATTTTTCAAACTTATTCCGAAACAGTAAGAAAAGAATCTATGAATTCTTTAAGAACTGGTAAGAATGAAGTTATTTTAGATCATACTGAAATATTATCAGGATTAGAAAAGCAATTAGAGGATCTTAGAACAGAAAAACGCGATGTAGAATTCTTAAACAATAGATCCAAAGATTATAATAAAATACCAGATGATTGTAATCATAAATCTGATTGCCCTTTTATTAAAGATATAGTAGAAGCCAAAAATCTTCTTAAAAGTAGACAGTCTTTATATTCTTTATCTACCAAGATAAGTTCTACATTAGATGCTATTGAATCTGCAAAGAATTTAGCAGAAGAGAATATGATGAGGACTCAGTGTCTTTATGAAATGAAATCTATATTAGAATATATTCAGTCAATGTCTAAGATTATCAGAAAATTCCCTGGAACTGAATCTTTAGATTCTATCAATACGTTATATCATAATATAGAGTATGGGATAAGATTGAATTTTGAATCTGTAGACAAATATCAAGAGTTTAAAAATATCTCTACTATTGTATCTGCATTAGAAGATGATCTTCATTCTTATGAAAGTGCTAAAGAAAAATTAATTTCTGCAAATGCTGAAATAAGAATTTTGCAAGAAAAAATAGATAATGATTTGAAGAATTTATCTTCTATCCGTGATTCTAAAGTAAGCGTACTCGCCGAAATTGAGAAGATTAGAAGTTCTAAATTGGAGATTAAATCTGTTCTGGACAGTATCAGATATGCTAAGATAAATAAAGAGAAATTTGAAGAAGTTTCTGAAGAATTGCAATCTATAACTTCTAAGATAGATTCTATGGAAAAAGATACAGTTGCTATTAAAGAATTGACTGATAGGCTAAATAGAAGAGGTGCTGAACTATCTGCTTTACAAAATACCGATCTTCCAGCATTAACTAAAGCTATCGAAGAGAATAAGTATCGTATTGTATTATTTGAGCAATATACAAGAGACTCCCAAGAGTATGGAGCTAAGTATAATGAGATTCAAATGATCAAGAAATATACTTCTATTCATGGTATTCAAACAGTATACATGTCTGTATTCATGAATAGTATACTTAATATGACTAATGCTTTACTAACTCTATTATTTAGAGGAAGATTTACTTTACAACCATTCATTATTAATGAAAATGAGTTTAATATTCCATGTGCCGATAGTGAAGGCAGAGTAAGGGAAGATATCTCATTAATGAGTGATAGCCAATTGTCTATGATTTCTATGCTTATATCTTTCGTATTATTAAGAAACTCTTCTAATAAATATAATATTATCAAACTAGATGAAGTTGATGATAATTTAGATAATATGAATCGTATTCAGTTCTCTATTCTTATAGAGCAGATCATGATCGATTTAGGATTTGATCAATGTCTTATTATCTCTCATAATAATGAACTAGATCTATCTAATACTGATATAGTAATTTTAAAAATGGAATCTCAAGAAATGATTGATTCTTTATATAATTCTGGCGGGAATATCGTGTTCTCTTATAATGAATATAAAAGATAGAGACTTCTCAAACTCTATCTCTATCTTTTATATATTCGGGGTATTAAAATGATTACAAATAAAAACTCTCAACCTGAAGAGATTGATGAATTAGAGATCATCGAATCTATAGAAAAAATAAATCAAGTAGAATTTAAAATGAATTCTTTCGAAAGAAAATTAGATGAATTTGAAAAAGTAATAAACGGATTCAGTTCTTCTACCAATAATGCTGTTAATATTTTTAAACAGTCTGACTCTCTCACTAATAATGAATTACTTAAGATTAAAAATATTACTGATGAATTGGAAGAAAATATGCAAAAACTAGATTCCGATTATTCTAATTTAAAATATTTTGCTATATTCTCTGGCATCATAGGCACTATGTTTATGATAATATCGGTTGTTCTAATATTCCATATAATAAATAATAGCTGATATAGAGGTATGAAAGAATGGGATTATTTACTAATGAAGATATTGATGATTTGGAGAAAGAAGAAATCATCGATCAGCTAAAAATAAAAAATGCAGAAAGTATTGAAACTTTCTTTAAAGAGATAAATACTGGATTTGGCGGATATAATGCAAAATATATAGACGTTTTATACTTTGCTGACCCTCCTACATATAGAAGGATAGCCAGAAATTTTAATGGTGATTATAATATGACTGAAGAGTCATCTCCAAAGACTGTTGAAGAGTATTCTAAAGCTAGCCATATACCAGATAATCTTATATTTGATAACGCTTTTAGAGTTATTAATGGTCATATACAACAAGAAGATGTTCCACTCTTTATTCCTAGAATATATTGTGTTCCATATGATAAAGATTATTTCAGTAAAGAAGATCCTATTGGAGTTCTATATGAACCGACAAGATTTACTGAAGTAATAAGAATAGATCCTCTTAGTAACCACGATGTAGATAATGTATATAAAATAGAAACTAAGAAAGTTAGAAATTCTGAATATGTGGAATATATAAGGTATATTATGGATTCAGTGGCAGATTCTGATCTTGCAGGATTTGATGAAGTTAAAATTAATGATAATAAAAAACTTGTCGATAGTTATGATAATGATAACTTTGTTATTATAGCAGATACTTGCAGAACTAGCTTGATATCTCACGATACTAAAAATACTATCTATTCTATAATGGATAAAATACGAAACAATAATAACAATAACACATTAGCATGTGATTTATTGGCTAGAGTATTTTTAAAAAATACATATATCTTAGCTAGAGGAGAGCTATATTCCCCTCCAGAATACTATCCTAAAGAAGAGATATCTATTTATGATATACAATATAGCATAGGATTAGATCATGGTGAAAGAACTTTATATCTTATAGAAGTAGGATCTAAAATAAAAGAATATAATTCTAATTCTTATATAGACGAATCTAATAATAACCCATATAATATCAGATGTGTTGATAAGATTAATAGTATAAAAGAGACATTAATTATTGCGATACTTGCTATTACTACAATAGCAATATTGATCTATTCATTCTTAACTAAATAAATTATAAAATGATAGAGGAATACCATAACGGTATTCCTCTTATTTTTTTTTATTTATTTTTGTTTTTTGGATTTTCATATTCCGAAGGTTTGATAGATTTGAACCCAGGGATTACTGTTACATCATATTTATTTTCGCTTTTAGCAGTAATAACTTTTGCAGAGTCAATACCTTTACTATCAAATATGAAGAATACTATCGCAAATTTATCTCCATAATTTAAGATCTTATAAGCAGTAGCAGTCCCAAGAGAAACTTCATTTGCTTTATGCTTTATAAGCATAGCAGATTGATCTTCTGTTTTAGCATTAGACCCATAATAATCATTAAAGATATCATTGGATTTATAGCCCTTAGTTTTACCAAACATAGCTACATTTGGAATATCTTTAATCATTTGACGTAATTTAGATTCTACTGCAGGAGTGATTCTATAATATTTGCGGAAATACTCTTGATCATGTTTATCTCTAATACCATTAGGAATTAGTCTAGGATCGATAGAGCTTATCCATTTCTTTGTTCCAAGAGTATGATCACCCATGAGAAAGTTTCCTATAGCATTATGAGCAACAGTTTCAATACTTTCGTTTAATTTAAATAATGCCATAATTATTTTTATTATCCTTTATCTAAACACAATACGGCCATTTTTATCATTCATCATTTTATCAAATTCTTCTTTAGTCTCTTTTCCAGTAAAAACATAATCGTTTGTTTTGCCTTTTCCATTAGTTTTGGCTTTTTCAATCATGTCTTTAGTAGATTTAAGACCCTTAGATGTATGATCTCTAGCAACTCTAGTAAATCCTAAATCAATATCTAGATTATTAATCTTTCTATCATGAGCTTTAAGTTTTTCTTCACGTTTGAAGAATTTATTTCCAACCCATCTTGTTGCTTGAAGTAATTTTTCATTAATCCATTTAACAATACGAGTTAACACAGATAGAATCTTTTTAATGATGCCTTTAGATTTATTATCATCAGTAAGCTTATACTTTTCTTCAAAGCGTTCAATAGCAGCTTTAAAAGATTCTAGTTTACGCTCTAACCAAGATTTAGGTTTTTCATCAATAAGCTTTTTCATTTGAGCTTCTTTTTCAGTAAGTTGTTTATTATATTTTTCTAACTGTTCTTCTTGCTCTTTTTGTTGCTTATTCAAAGAATCCAAATCTCTTTCTTCTACTTGAAGTGCTTCGCATAAAACAAATGTTTCAAATTGCTCTAGCAAAGCTTCTGCAGAAGATGTATTACAATCTTCATTTAATCTATACAATGCCATATTCGTAAATCCTTTCAATAATTTATTATACCATATGGGAGTAATTCCCATATAGTATTTTAATATTACTTATATTAATTTTCGTCGTCGTAATATACTCTTTCACGACTCCAAGCTTTATTACGGCGAGTTTTCAAATCTTTAAGTTCATTTCTTAATGCAGATTCTTTACCAGCAGCATTTTTCTCACGTCTGTTTTTGAATAATTTGCTATCTACAAAACGAGTAGCTTTGATCAATTTATCATTAATCCATTTAACAATACGAGTTAAAACAGATAAGATCTTTTTAATGATAGTTTTGGATTTATTATCTTTGGTAAGTTTATGTTTTCTTTCAAAACGTTCAATAGCAGCTTTGAAGGAAGTTAATTTACGTTCTAACCAAGATTTAGATTTGTTATCAATAACCTTTTTCAAATCTTGTTCTTTTTCGATAATTTTATCATGAAGATCTTCATATTTTTCTTCTTCAGCAGTAGCATCTTCTAGCATCAAAGAACCAGATGTTACTAATTCTAATTGTTCCAAAAGATTCTCTGCAGAAACTAAAGAACCACTTTCATTTAATTGGAATAATGCCATTTTTATATTCTCCTTTTACAGAATACTAAAATATTTTTAAAATTATTTTCAAAAACCTATATGAGGTTATTTGATCAGATTAATTAATTGTAAATACCTATTATAAATTAAGCTTAATATAATCCCAATCATATAAATAGGCTATTTTGTTATCACCATAAATATATTTTAATGGCTTATCTTTTGCTTTTAAAACCTTTATTTTGCAAAAGGTTTTTATTTTAACGGGATTTAAAACCCATATCTCTTTAGTATGAGCAACATCAGGAACTTGAGACTTTGAAGGCTTTTCAATTTTTAATCCGTTCATATTTAGTGGTGTATGAACATAAAATTCTTTTCCTTCAAGATTTTGAGACAAAGCTATCAAGCATCCATTTATAGAATTGCTAAAACAAACCCTTTTTGTTTTAGCATCTTCATATCCATTATCTGTAAGAAAATTTTTAGGAATTCTTGGTGTAAGAGTTTTTCCATCCATATTATTTTCTGATACAAAATATATTCTTTTGTATAAACCCATTACAATGACCAACTTTCCATTATTTAGATAATTTAAGTTTATTATTGATCTTTTCTAGAAGTGAATCTTTTTTAGTTTTATCAGATTCAGTATTCTTTTTAAGATTTTCCATAATCTTCTTATTACTATTAACCAGGCTCATGAATTTTTCACGAATATCTTTCTTAGGTTGAACGCTTGTGATAAATTCATCCCATGCTAATACATATAGTCTGAAAGAAGAACTTGTTAGATTGATTTCTTTTCTAAGAAGCTTATCAACCTTTTCCGTTTCTTTTTTGATATCTCTAATATCTTTTTCTATAATAGCTCTAGTTTTAGGAGAGATATCAGGACGTTTTAATTCCTCTTCCAAGATATCTATTTGTGTCATGATTCTAGATGCATCTGTAGGATGTGGTTCGCCAGTAATAATAGTTCCAAAGAAAGAACCCATTATATATTCAAGAGCAAACAATTGTCCTACTAAAGGAATTTTGTCCGCTAAACCATTGATACCATACCCAAGTGTTTCTGTTTTCATGAGTTTTATAGCAGTAGCAAACTCTACACCATATCCATTCATTGCTACAAATTTATCAGCAAAAGATTCATCCATGTAACCCATATAATTCATGACATGATTAACAGCAACTTGTTTTTTATTATCAGCAATATATTTTACATATGCTTTGCTATTATCCTTTATATAATCTAGAAGCTTATTGTGGAATATCATTTTTATACTATCAACTATTTTTTTCGCACCTTCAGGAACAGATTTTATATCACTTTTTATAGCCAGAATTGATGCAAATGTATCAAAACCTAAATACACTGGTTTGTATAATTGATTTCTTTTTGTTAAATTAGTCGCCCTTTTACCAAAATCTGTAGTATTAATTAGATGACTAAGCAATGCACCAAACTTTTCGAAATTTGATTTGTCATCCATACCAAAATATACATCTAGTTTTGTAAATAGAGATAGTATCATTGCAGTAGTTCCATACAAAGACCTTCCTGCATTATATTGTGCTAAGAAACTGATCGCCATCTGAGAAAAGTTATGACCAATTTCATGTAAAATAATAGCTAAAACTTGACCAGAAGACATTTTAGAATTAAATAAAAGCCCATCAGAAATAAATGATATACCATTAATCTTTGCAGATTCTTTATATCTTAATCCACTACTATCTAAAACATCATCAAAACTAGCAAGTCTGGTCATATCTAAAGAAACTGGATATGTGAAAGCATTAATTTGAGACATTCTAAGTATATTTACAGAAAAGGTTTCAAATCCAAACTGCTTTTCAAGACATCTCTCAAATTCTTTCCAGTCTTTATCAGTATATAATTCTTTAACGACAGAAGCTAGTCTTTGTCTATTGATTTTGAGTAAACCAATCATGCCTTTGGTATCATCTACTAGATAAGGTTTCCTAATCTTATCCAGTAGCTCTTCGGCCCTTTTGAGATATTTCGATTTTGGAACATAAGCTTCGCTTAATATTCCTCCCTCTTGAAAATCTCGAATCGTATATAATCCCATATTTTTTATCCTTTGCAAAGTTAAAAATATTAAATAAAAATATGACTTATATAAGTGTCATTCTTTATCATTTTATCTTTGTATCAAACAAGGCACTAATCCTAGACATTGTGATAATATCAGGAGGTGATATAATAAAATGCGAGGTTATAATGAGCTCGAATTACCTAATGCTAAGAAGACGATAGTCTTAGACCATCTTCCTTCTTTTGATATAGCAGATTATGATTTTACTAATGAAAAAGATCTGATGAAGTACTTCAAAAACATTGAACGTATTTGTCGATCTTCTAGATCTTATAAGAAATATATAGAATACTTAAGAAACTGTGTTGATATGACTAACTGTTCTTTCTATAAGAACGTAAATAATATCGATACGTATTCTATTAAGATTCATATACATCATTCTCCATTAACTTTATTTGATTTGGTAACAACAATCTATGCCAAGAGAGTTGCTTGCCAAGAAAATATTTCTGAGAATGCTGTAGCTAAAGAAGTTATGTTTAATCATTATAGATTAAACGTTGGATTAATACCATTATCAGAAACTGTTCATGAGTTAGTTCATAACGGATACCTATTCATTCCAACGAATTATGTATATGGAGATTATAAAACTTTTGTACAAATTTATGGGAAATATATGGATCCACAACTGAAAGCTACTTTAGAATATTCTGAAGCTATATCTAGAACTTATGATTATAATAAAGAAACTCAAGTATTAGATATGCATATGGTTCATATAGATCCATCTGGATCTTATGATTTCCCTAGTACAGAAGAAGTCATTAATAAACTTCAAACTAGAATCGATGAGATTGATAATTGTGCTACTGAAAATCAATATATGATTGATAAGAAATAAGATTAGGAGGATACTAATGGGATTATTATTTACAGAAGAAAAACAAGCTGTAAACTCTTTCAAACAATTTAACGAAGAGCTTCAATATATGATTGAAAATGATATGTTAGAACAAGGTCTTGCTAGACTAGTTCTATTTGGAGAAGAATATACTATTGAAGAAGAGTTTCAAGTTTCAAAAGAATTAAGAGCTATAGATGAAGAACGAGCTAATTTAGTTGCAGAACAAGTTTTATCTGAAGAAGTAACAGCTCCTATGCCAGATTTAAATAATGTAAAAAGCATGGAACAAGCTACTGCTCGTATTAAAGCTTTAACAAATCAACTTAATCAAAAAATTAAAGAACAACAAAATGCTGTTGCTTCTAAAAAAGGTTGGTTTGCTACTATTATCTTAAATCTAAAACGTGCTATCACTTGGCTAAAAGATAAAATTTCAAGTGGGTTCTTTAAAGCAAAACAAGCTGCTACTGGAGTATTTAGTAAAGATAAAGAAACTTCTTTAGCAAAAAATGAATGGAAAAGAGCTAATAGCCAATATAATACAGCTATTCAAAGAATGTAATTTTATAAAAGATATAAAAGCCTTGTAATGACTATTTATTAATGATTATTCTAATATATTATAGTGGTCATTAAAGGAGAATTATTATATGCTTCTAAAAGAATCTGACCTTTATGGGTCTAATGATTTCGACTTTATTGAATCTCTTGATTCTTTGAGCGAATCTGAAATGATCTATACTGCAAACATGGTTCCTATTAGACATATCGACCGTTTAAATCGTAATCTTATTCAATTAGAGGAGTTCGTGAAATACGGCACTTCTAATGGTATTACAAATGGTCATAAAGCTATCGGAGCTGTATGTGAAGCTAGTATGATTAGCAACGATTCCACTATTGGTTTCGTTGTAAATGAAGCTTCTCTTTATGAAGATGATGAATTAGTAGAGATTACTCAATCTATTAAAGAAGCTGGATATAAGGTATACATTACTCCAGTTTCTGAAAACTCTATTTATTATCAACAATTGATGGAAGCTTTTAACAAAGACTTTGAAGCAGAAAGCTTCAAAGATTCTTACCATCTACAAGCATATTGTGAAGGTACTGTTAAAGATAATCTTAACAAAATGAAATATGCTGTTGGTGAGATTGGTAATAAAGGTGCTAAGAATATTCTTCGTGTGAAGAATCATATTCAAACTGGTGCTGATGCAGTTAAAACTGCCGCTACTACTGCAGGAGATAGCGTAAAGACTTTAGCTAATAAATACTCTGCTGCTAAACAAGCTGTAAGAAACTTTACAGATAAAGCTTCTAAAGCTCCAGAGTCTTTAAAACAAACTGCAAATAATACTTTGCAAAAAGCTAAAGACACTGCTACTACTATTAAAAATAAATTAGTAGCAGTTAAACAAGGATCCTAATTTTTAAATATGGAAGGAGAACATGGCCATGTTTAACTCTGCTATTCAGACTCTTTCTGAAATGGCTATTGCTGATAATGGTACCAAAATTCCTCAAACTACAAAAGTATCTGTAGTTGAAGAAGTTAAATCTTTATTAGATGGCTTAGCTACCATTCCAGTTAGTGAATGTAAATTTACTGCTGAAATGGTTCCAGTTCGCGAATCTAAAAGATTTGGTAAATACTTAATTGAAATGGAAGACCTTTCTCGTTATATGATTACAAATGGTCTTTCTTCTGTAACTGAAGCTATTGGTTCTATCTTGGAATGCAATGGTCTTAAAGGTCAATATCATAATACTGCATTAATCATCGATGAAGCTTCTATTCTTGATGAAATGAGTACTCTTGGTATTGGTACTGATGATAACTTGAATAAATGGCATGATGCTGGTTTGGGTAAAGGCCTATGGGGCGATCAAGCAAATGTAATGACTTATCGCAAATTTGCTAATACTAAACAAATGATGGATACTTTCACTGGTAAGTACGGTCTTCAACTTATTAAGAAGAACTATAATGTTGGTTTAGCAGAAGCTGCTGAACAAGAAGATGTTCAACTTAAAGTAGAACCTACAGATCAAGTTATTCATGAAAAACCAGTTGAAGCTAAAAAGGTTTCCAAAGCCGATAAAAAATTCATTGCTGATGATATCGAATCCGAAGAACTTGGTGATGAATTAGATAGCATGATGGGCTTTGGTGATGTTGAAAACGATGATTCTGATATCGATCTAGAAGAATTCCAAGAATCTGTAGATCCTCATCAAAAACATCTTCAATATTTAAGAGACATTGCGTCTGGTAAATATGATAAAGATTTAATGTAATTCAATTACTAATTTTACTTGGAGGTAAAATACTATGGCATTGTTCCGTATTAATGAAGAAGCATCTGAAGATCAAGCAAAAGGTAATATTGGTTTAGATAATGATGCTAAAAAAGGTTTATATTTAGCTGACGAATATGATGAAGAAGAAGAAAAAGAATTCATCAGCGCTGGTGATGAAAAAGAAACTAGCAAAGTAAATATTCCTGCAGCATTGGCAGCAAAAACTGCTGGTGGTGTAGCTCATGACGCTACTGAAGATAATGGTGTTAATGGTGTTAGCGAATCTTATTCTAGAAGATCTGCTCGTGCTAGACTCTTTTCTAAATAATAATTAATAAAAGCATTGCCTAGAGATTCATTCTCTAGGCAGTTGTTTTCTAAATTGGAGGATATTGATATGATTTTTTCTAACCATGATAATGGTATTTTAGATGAAGCAACTTCTATCGTTGGTAGCTCTAAAATGCTAGTTCATGAAAACACAGAGTATTTTCCAGAATTAGTTATTATTAGAGAAAGTAAAGAAAAGAATTGTAATATCATCAGAATTGAAGACTTGGTAGAGTATGCAACTTCTAATGGTATTACAAATGGTACTCAAGCAATCATTAATGTTTGTGAAGCTAGCGATGTTAATCCATCTACTATTTCTTTATCTTTAGATGAAGTTAGTGCATATGCTGATCAAGAAATGCTTGATACTGCAAAACAATTTAAAGAAGCAGGATTTCAAATTTTCTTAAATCCAATCTCTAAAAACGATCCAGTATATGAATTAACAGAAACTACTTTTGATAAGATTCATGATCTTATGCAACGTGGTGATGATATTGGTTCTGATGAATTATTAGATGCTTATCTTAATGATGATTTCGAAACATTGAAAGAACAAACAGATATCAATCCGCAAAATAAGATTCTTCAAAAACTCAAAAGAGTACCACAAGAAGTATCTTCCAATATTAATGATAAAGAATATCTTGGTAAGAAAATGGCTTCTATGAGAAATCTTTATTATTCTTTAAGAAATAAAGCAAATGGAGATTCTCCTACAAACATGGATACTTCTACTGTAAAGGCATTAATGAATAAAACTCAACAAGCTATTGGGTTTGTAAGAGCTAAATTGAAATAATAATAACTGATTTTGAAAGTTATAATAATTACATTATAATAAATCTTTGGAGATATAGATTTTTCATCGGATTTTATATCTCTAAGCAATGAAAATAATTTATAAATTATTACTTAAAATCATTATGATCATAATGGAGGTATTTACCTATGTTAATCACTGAATCTCAGTTGAACCGTACTGCTGGCTTCAAAGGTATTCTTGACGAAGCTGTGTACTTGAGCGAATCCGAAGCTGCTCTTAACCCTATTGCAATTCCAGTAGTTGAAAACACTCGTATTGGTGCTGCAGTAGTTAACTTCTCCGATGTTGAACGTTTGGCAGAAGAATCCTGCATGGATTACTTCGAAGCTGTTGATGCTATTGCTGAAGCTAACCAAATCTCTGTTGACTCCATCGCAGTTGCTATTGATGAAGCTCGCATCATCATGAACCCTGAATTAGTTAACGAATGCCATAACGTAGTTGTTCGTCCTATTAGCGAAAACTCCGATGCATACATTTTCGTTGACATGATGCTTGAAGCATTCGAAAACACTGGCGACGTTACTTTCATGAACATGATTGTTAACGAAAACGAAGGTGGTACTACTGGCGAACAAGCTAAACAAGTAGAAGGTGCTACTACTGATAAAGCTGCTGCTGATGCTGGCAAAGGCGAAAAAGAAGTAGGCAAAATCCGTCAATGGTTAGAAAAAATCAAAGAATATGCTTACAACAAACCAAAAGAATGGATTGCTAACAAAATTGCTGCTCTTAACGCTAAAGCTGAAGACTACAAAAAGAAAACAGCTGAAATGGGTGACAAAGCTCCTTGGTACCGCAAAATTTTCGATATGATCGCAAAAGCTGTTGCTTACTTGACTTCCAAAATGACTGGCGATGATCGTCGTAAAGACGCTGCTGCTGCATTAAAAGAAAAAAACGCTAAAGTTGCAGCTGAAAAGAAATAAGAATCGAAGATAATATAGAGATATAATTATTTTTAGATAATCAATTGACCTAGGGGCTTAATTGCTCCTAGGTCTTTTTTGTGTTTCAAATACCTATGACACTTTAGTAATCTATTCATAAAATGTAATGAGGTATTTATAATATGGGATATTTTAAATCTTATAGTTTGATAACAGAAGATACTAAATCATTTTCTTCACTAGATATCTATATTAAAATAATTAAAGATATAGCTATATCTACAATTATAGGACAAGCTGTCAAGATATTTGTAGAAAATAGAGTCAATGATGACTTTGCTATCAAACTTGAATCATATAAATCTAATAAAAAATTTTACGAGTACTTATCCAAAGAGATATCCAATATATACAAAAAGAATCCAGAATATAGACGGATGAGTTATGAGGAATATCTAAAGACTCCTATGTCTAAAAAGATGAAGGCATTCTATAATAAGAAAGATTTTAAAACTATAGCTAAAAATACAAAAGATGCTCTAGCTGCTGGTATAATAAAATTCTTAACGTCAGCAATGTTTAAATTTCCTGGTGGTAAGGCTATGATAATTCCAATATTCTATGTATTGAATACTAATCATATTGGACTTGGTAAAAGCTTTATGTATGTACCAATAGAAATAGAAGGGGCTCTTACTGTATTAGGATTAAATTTTGGTAAGAGTGGCAATTTGTTCATCAATGAAGTTGAATTATTTAGCTTCGATGAAAAAGATGATGTTGTTCGAATTCCTATAAAACGTCCTCCAGCAAAACTTTATCAACTAACAAAAGAAGAGATGAAAAAAGTAGTCGCTAAAATGGAGAAATATAAGAATAAGAAAACTGATAATCCAGAGCAATTACTGATTGATTATATTAAAGAATTGAGAGATGACTTATGCTAAAAGATGAATTTTTTAATGCCATCTCAGAATCATATGAATTTGATGCTATATTAGAGATGGCACAAGATAATAGAAATATGCTTCTTTGGATGTATGAGAATGGATACATCTCTCAAGAGTATTTTGAAGAAGCAGAAAATTCTGGCAATGATCAATGGCGTATAGATAATATCACTGCTATTAAAACTAATCTTAAGAAGTTTAAAGATTATGCTAATGATCAAGGTAAAAAGAATAATGAATGGCTAATCCAAAATAGAGATTATCTTGTAGATTTCCAAAAATATCCAGTGAAAAGTGGTGCAAATATTCAAAATGCTCCATCATATACTACAGCTTTTGCTAGAATAAAGAAACCGTTAAGTTCTAATATTAGTGGAGTGGATCTTAAAAGAGTTACTATTCTAGATACAAAGAATAATACTCTTCAAGGAGATGCTAAAAAAGCTGCAGATTATAAAAATAATCTATGGTTTAAGAAAATGCTAGTAAATGAATATGATGGACAAAGCGACTTTGCTAAATTTGCTAGAGACTTTTATTATGGTATAGATAAAAAAGTCAATATGCAATCTCAGGATATTCAACAATTAATTCCTAAAGCATATAACTTCTGTACTACTTATAATACTTTAATAAAATCTTTTGAAACAGATGTGAATGGTATTATAAATTATATTAATAGAAATCCTATTACAGGGAATCAAGAACCTAATTTATCTCCATCTCAATTAGCAGCTAATAAAACTGCTAATGCTGTAAAGCAATCTAATACTCAAGGTATGGCTTCTACAGCACCATTAAATGCAGATACTGATTATTCATTATTCTATACAAAATATTTTAAAGATCTATTAAATGAAGATGATGCTAATAAGACATCTACAGCAACTCCTAAGATGACCTTTGATAATAGATCTTCTAATAATAATCAAAATAATTCTAACCAACAAAACACTTCTCAGAATAACCAACAAGCTAAACAAGATCCTGAGGATAGTGAGACTGTTATTTATAATAAGAAGAAATTGATTTGTGATATTTTGAAACAAGCATTAAATGCTAAAATGACAGCAGCTGGAATGTTATATAGAGATTTGTTTTCTTATATGCAAGCTCATGTGAATAGCTATAATAAGAATAAGCAAGCTCCTTCCCAAACCCAAAATAATAATAATCAAGAGAAGGCAAATACAAATCCTAATAAACAACCAGCTCCTAATACTGATGAAAAGGCTGGTGAATAATATGGCTTTATTTATATTAGATGAAGCTAGGGTTATTAAAAATATTGAGGGTATTGTTCGTAAAGTAAAAAGAGTAACATCTGGAGATGCACATCATGCTCCAAATATGAAAAAATACGAAAAGACTTTTCTTGGAGATAGATTCACAGCTCAGCCTAAAAAAGCTGGTGACTGGAAGAATAAACAAGATACTGATGGAAATCCTAATAGCTATAAATAGAATATTACCCATACTCATTACGAGTATGGGTATAATTTTTAGTTCAATTATATACTATAATAGTGATATAGTGTTTATATAGTTTTAGGAGGATTTAGTATGGATATTATTTTATTTCCAGTAGAGACTTTGATGTGGACTTTACCAGCATCTATGGTAGCTGGTTATGGTTATTTTGCAGAAGCTAATAAAGAGTATGTAAATAATGAGCCAGATGATTTTACAGACTACTCAGATCGTATTCCTGAGAAAAAAGCAGAGGCCCATTATGATATCTCTTATTTTGAAAACAAATTAAAAGAGCAATTAAAAGCCAAAGAAAATAAAGGGGAATAACTCTCCCTTTTATTTTTTTTTCTAAACTCTCCACAAATCTCACTTGACCTTACTATAATAGAAAATAAGTAAAAAGAGAGATGGTGATACATAATGATTATAGATATGCTATTTCTATTTGCAATACACTGTTTAGCCGACTTCCCACTTCAAGGAGAATATTTAGAAAAGAATAAAAGAAAATCTTTATATCTATTAACCTGTCATTGTATTTTGTATGCGTTTATTGTTTGGGTCGGTTTTTGTATTATAACAGGAGCAAGGTTTGCTGATTATTTTAGTAGGGTTATTTTCTTAATAATTCTTATATCTCATATATTAATAGATTTTGGAAAATGCTATGCTATGAACTCTTTAATTATAGAGAGACTAAATGGGATGATTAGTAATGAAAAGTATAGAAGATTAGAAGCTACGCTAAATAGATTCGATCAATTATTTCATATTCTCATTCTTTTCCTCATTTACTTTTGCAAGTAATGACCACTTAGTAATTGAATTATGAATATAGGAGGAAAAGATGAAAAGATATCCTTGTCCCTATTGTAGCGAAACTTATCATAGAGATAATTTAGTAAAGCATATAGAACGAAAACATGATGATGAAATTCCAGAAGGATATACTGCATATAGATTGGTATATGATATTGTGAATAATAAACATGGTCATGGTAATTGTACTGTATGTGGAAATCCTACTAAATGGAATGAAAAGCGTCAAAAATATGAACGTCTATGTGGTAATCCAAAATGCTATGAGACTGTTAAAAAGACTTATCAAAAACGTATGATGAAAGTCTATAATAAGACCCATCTATTAGATGATCCTAAACAACAAGAAAAGATGCTTGCTAATAGACGTATTAGTGGTAAATATAAATGGTCAGATGGTAAAGAATTTACTTATACAGGTAAGTATGAGCTAAATCTTATGAAGTTCTTAGATGAGGTACTGGAGTTTGATTCTTCTGAAGTAATTGCTCCAGGCCCTGTATTAGAATATACCTATGGTGGTAAAACCAGACATTGGATCACAGACTTTTTACTACTTCCTTATAATCTAATTATAGAGGTTAAGGATGGTGGTAAAAATCCTAATACAAGAACTATGACCGAGTATAGAGCTAAACAAATAGCCAAAGAAAAGATGATTACTAATATGGGTGAATATAATTATTTGCGTCTAACAGATAATGACTTCTCCCAATTATTTACAATGCTTGCAGAATTGAAAATGCAAACTGTTGAAGATAAAGTTACTTCAATTTCTAGAATAAATAAATAGGAGTCGATAATGAATATATTTACTAACTCTTTATCTGAATCTAAAGATAAAGCTTATAATAATTATAGCATAGAAGATTTTGAAACTGAGTTTAATGATAAATTCTATGATGCTGCTATCTCCTCTAGAAAAGAAAAGATAGAGTGGCAGAAAGACCTTATTACTAAATTTCAAAATAAAGCTTCTGATCTAACTTCTTCTTTAATGCAAGAACTAAGTGTGAAAGAAGCTATTAATAAAATTTTTAATTCTTCTAAAACTCTTAATGATTTTAGGACTTATGTTGCTAGCAAGACTATAGATAAGAAAACCCAAATATATTATATTGAGAAGAAAATAAAAAACTATCCAGAATTGGATATGGAAAGATATAATATAGGAGAGCTTAGATACGATATTCCTAAACTTACTGATGATATGAAATCTATATTAGATATTTATCTAAACAAAAAATATTGGTTAGGGAATGAGGCTATTAGAGCTATCAACTTTAGTCGACAAAAGGAATATGAATCTAAGGAAAAACTCATATCATTTTTTGAAAAAACATCTAAGAAATTTCATGGAACTGATAATTTAAAACCTTCTGAGATTATTAAATTATCAAATTCATATGATGCAGTTGTATGTAAAGACTTAGTGCAAGTAAAAAAAGATCATGAGGAATGTATAGAGTATATAGGAAGCATTAGGGATAAGGTAAACAAACTTTTTGTTGAATTATTAAATAAAAATTCTTCTGATAAAGTACTACAAAAAAGACTTAGAACAATACATAAAAGATTTATAGAAGATAGTTTATATTATACAAATATAATCAATAATTACAATTACTCTTCTATAAAATTTTATATTAATTATTACAAAGAAACTTCTAAAGTAATCCATAAAATCTTTATGGAAATAGAAGCTTTCAACAAATAGAGGATAACGTATATGGGATTATATATACTTGAATCGGCAAATATAGAAAGAGATTTATTAGAGTCTCTTTCTTTAAATACTGAAGAAAGAGAAGCTCTTCAAGAAGCAATCTTTTTAGAAGTAGAAAGATCAGGCGATGATCTTCTTATCGGAAATACTCCTAAAGAAATAGAACAGGCTGCTGGAGATGCATTTTATAGAAGATTAACAAAAGATAAAGAAAGTATGAAAGCTTTAGATCAGATAATGAGGGATAGAGACGACTATACTAGAGAAAAACTTAGGAGAGAAATAGAGCACGCTCCTAAAACTTGGGTAGCTTCAAAAATTGCTGCTTTCAGAAGTCTTTATACTAAATTAGAAGCTGAACTAGATCAAGAAAAGAATATGGGAAGGACTAATCTTTTAAGAAAGATTATGAGAATTTGTATTAAAGTTCTTGATTGGTTAGCATTTAGAATGCAAAAATTAGGTAATAAGATTACGATAGGTCCAAAAGGCAATTATGCTGGTGATCATGTTAATAGATATCGTAATAGAGAATATAACGGTAGAGTTAGAGCTATTCAGAAGAAAATCGGAATTGCTGTTAATGATAATCTCACATATCATGACGATTATGACGCATAGCCCTTTTATACTCTGCACATTATAATAATCTTTAAGATTACTTGTTTTATAATATATTATGAAAAGGAATGGTGACCTTAATGCGCGAAGGCAAATTTGTCAAAATCATCGCTCCAGGCGGTGCAACCTTAAATTTTGTTGGTGTTACTGGCACTACAGAAAAAGTATTAATGGAAGTTTCTGCGGTAGCTAAATTATGCGACCGTGGTTGTCAAGTATTTGAAATCAAAGAAGAAGCTGCTGCTGAAGAAGGTAAAGAACCAAAAGTTACTTATACCCCTCTTTATAACAACTTTGATTTAGTATCTGGTGTAGAACTATTTACAGAAAAACAAAAAGCTGATTTCGAAAAACGTGGTTTCAAAGAATGTAATGAAGATAATGGTGGTAATCACCAAATTGATTCTAAAGAATTAGAAGATATTTTGGTTACAGATATCGAATCTATTATCGAAACACTCAAACATAATGAAGAAACAGAACGTATCGAAATTATTTCTGAAAAGCTTAAAAAACATATTGCTGAATTAGATGCTCAAGAAGAAGTTGAAACAGAACCTAAAACTGAAGAAGAAATTGTTGAAGAAAAAGCATCTGCTCGCTTCAAAAAACACTTCAAAGATTTAGAAGAAGAAGAAAAAGCTAAAGAAGCTGAAGCTGCTAAATCTGAAGAAGAAAAGGCAAAAGAATCTGCTTTAGATAAAGGTATTGTATACCGTCAACTTCCTCGCTTTGGTAATAAACCTTCTTCCTCTTCCTTCCGTTACAACGAAGAAGGTGGAATAGAAGAAGATACTTCTGATAAATCCGGTGCAAATCCTAAATCCGGTGCTGATACTGGTGTAACTCCTGCTGGTTCTGATGAACATACTACATCTCCTAGCACTACAGAACGTACTGAAACTGGTGAAGCTACTCATGAAGCTACTCCTGGTAACCCAGAAACTACTGGTTCTACAACTTCTGGTAAACCTGGTAAAAAGAAAAATGATAGCCAAGCTCCAGACGAAGCTACTTCTCCAGGTAGAAGAGCAGAAGAAAATCCTACTCCAGTTGTTCCAGGTCCAATACAACCACCTCATCAACCAGACGATCATTTATAATAGCTAATATAATATATAATTAGAGACCATCCCTTAATTGGGAAGGTCTCTATTTTAAAGTTGGATTAATAAAGTGAGAATGTTATAATGGCATTATTTATATTAAATGAAGATAAAGCCATTCTAGACAATATAGCTTTAGATTTAACAAATTCTTTGACAGAAGAATCAAAAAATGTATACATGAAAAGCCAAGTACAAAAGCAAAAGATTATTGAAATGCTTAATGCTGGAATCAAGGCTAATGGTGATATGAGTAAATTAACTAAGATTAATGGGCTTATAATGCACGTTGATGATCTAACATGGTTAGAGAAGAAACAATTGCAGATTGAAGATAAAATCAAAGAATATTCTAAAAAACTTAAATCTAAAGAATCTGGAATGTTTTCAAAAGTATGGACAAAAGTAAAACAGTTCTTATTGAAAATCGTAGGATTTATAGTTAAGGCTATTAATAAACTTTATAAGAATATGAAATTATCTTATAAGGCTAGTAAACACTTACACGACAATGATGCTACATCCCTTATTGATTTAGGATCTAAGGCTGACGAAATAGAGGATAGAAATATTAAACGTAAAATTGCTAGCCGTTCTGCAGCTCTTGTTAGAAGTCAAGACAAAACAGAAGATTCTAGATTCTGGGGTCAATATACTAAAAGAAATCTTAATAGATAACAAAGGAGAATATAAAAATGGCATTATTTGTAATTGAAGAGTCTCGTTTTTTTTTAGATGAGATTGCTGATGATATCACCGTTTCTTTACAAGAAGAAGCTAATAAGTTTGCTAAAGAAGTTGGAGCTCAAGCTATTCTTAAAATGATCAATGCTGGGATCAAGGCTAATGGTGATATGAGCAAACTTGTTAAGATCAATGGTATGATTCAGCATGTCGAAGATCTTAACTGGCTAGAAATTCTTCAAATGAGAATGGAGAATAAAATTCGCGAATATAATAAAAAATTAAAAGAGAATGATGACAAAACCGGAAGATTCTCTAGAATATGGACAAATATTAAAAAATTTTTATTGAAAATTGTGAATTTTATAACTTCAGCTATAAATAAATTAGTATCTGCTAGTAAATTAACATACAAAGCAGCAAAGAATGTTGCTAGTGGAAATCTTACAGATTTTACAGCCATCCCTGCAAAAGCTCAAGAAATAGACGATGATGAAGTTAGATATAAAATAGCTTCTAGAAGCGGAGCATTAATAAGAAAATATGGTAAAGATAGAACTAATGCAGCTGGTGCCAAACTCTTTATGAGTTAAGAGAAATTTTAATATCTAATAAAATTAATTATATGAGAAGAGCTATTACGGCTCTTCTCATATCCTTGTGTTTAAATATGATGACACTCTGATAATATAAAATGGAGGTCAGATTATAATGCAACAATGGAACTTCAAGGTCTCAGGCAAAGTATTAATTCCTGGAGAGAAATCAGATGGTCTTATAATTAGACCTGAGAACTTTAAAAATATAATCCGTATTAGTGATTATGAAAATAAGAATATGCCTACAATGTTAGCACACGTTAATTTAGACAAGAATCTTTTTGATAAGATTATTGCTAATGCTAAAACTGCTACAATGTATTTAAAAATAGATAAGTATGATACTAATCAAGAATTAGAAACTCCTACTGTGGAATCTTATATAGAAGATGAGTTCTCTATCTTTGTATCTAATGATATAAACTATTATAAAGAATTAGATTACAAAGAAAAAGATGAAGGTGGTAAAGATAAACAAGATGTGTATAGAGAAGCATATCTTGGTTTGATGAGTAAGAAATGTATTGATGCTAATAAGACTGTAGCAAATACTACTATGATGGATACTCATATGATGAATATCTTAAGTTCATATATGAGCAATCTTCATCTCTTAATAGAACCCTTCCAATATAATAGAGTTCAACAACAGCTTATTATTCCACCAACAGATACTCTTGTTTCTTTAGTATCTTATCTAAATTCAGTAGAAGTATTCTATCCTACAAAGTATCAATTCTTTATAGATGAGCCATTCTGTACTTACCTAATATCCAAATCTGGTAAAGGCGTTCCTATGAAGAATGAACGTTTTAATGACGTTATATTTAATATTAGAGAAACAACTGATCCTAATACTGCTAATCAAGGTATGAATATAGATACAGAGCGAAATCACTATTATATAGATTTATCTGTAACCGAAACAGCTTATAAGATCAATCATGATGTAGCAAAGGTAATCAATAAGTTTGATGCTATTATCAATCCATCAAAAGATAATAGTATTTTAAGCTATGATAATATTGCCAAAACAAAAGCATATATTGATCGTATAGTAGAGAAATTTAAAGTAATGATTAAAAAGATGATTAAGAAGATGGGCAATGTTCCAGAGAAACTTAATCATTGGAATGATATATTTAAAAACAATGTGCTTAATAAGGCTAAAGAGTTAAATGAATATCAAAACAAATTAACTCAAACAGTTATGCAACAGGCATCTGGTTTTCCAACATCAGTTCCAGCAAAACCTGGTAAGGTTACTATAAACGTACCAGTGGTACAAAGTGCTTTTAAATCTATTACTAGTAAATTCCTTGGAAATGGTATATTAGGATTTAATAAGCAATATGAAAGATTAACTCAAATGAGTCAATCATTTGAAAAGAATATCAAGAAGATATCTCCAGTATTCTATGACTCAGAATATTTAGATAATTATTTGAATTCTGTTACAGAAATTAATGTGCAAGATGTAATAGAAGCTACTAAGAATTCTGTATCTAAAATTAACTCTTCTTCTTATTCTGCATCTTCTCACTCTCAATCTAAGATCTTTTCACAAACTGATGCATTCGATAATACAATGGATAAGATTGGATCTATTGCTGATAAGGCAATTGGGTTTGTAAATAAGATCAAACCTGTATATGATAAATACAGCTCAGTATTTACTGACTCTAGTACTCATACTCACTTTGAAGATTTATTTACAAATGCATCTAAACTGATGGAGAATGTTCATGAGATGCAAGGTTATGTAAATACTGTAAAAGGTGTTGTTGGTAGTCTAAAAAATATTACATCATTCATTACTGGGTTTGCTAAAAATTTATTATCTTTCTTCCCAAGTTTCAATGATATATTATCTTGTGATATTAAGAGTAAATTTGTATCATTAGTAACAGATGTATCTGCTATTTCCTTTACTGGAGAATCTATTTACAATAAATTATCTGCAGCTGGTAAATATATGGCTTCTGGTGGATTTATGAATCAAGCAGATCTACAATTATTAAAAAATAATTTAGATAGTGTTACAGATTTAACCGGTATAGGTCAATTGGGAGTAGGCAGTTTTGAATCTGACGTAAATCTAGGCGGTTCCTTTGGGGATAGTAGACTAGGTACTAAAATTATCGTTACAAAGAACGATAATCCAAATGAAGTAAAGAATTACAAGTCAGAATTAGAAAATCAAATCAATAAACTTACTGTAAATAAATATGACTTAGACCCATCAGTATTTACTCCTAATAAGAAATATGTAGTAAAGAATTATGCAGCTCATTCTGATAAGGATGGTATCTTCTTATTAAACAAGAAAACAGAAATCTATACTAGAGAAGCTGATAATTTTAGATGTATCACTATGATGAACTTCTCCAAAATACTAGAAGTTCCTAATAATGAAAAAGCAGCTGATGCTAATAAAACTACAGCTAATGATAATAAGACAACTAAACAAGATTGGTATAATAATTCTAATAGTAATAAAGCAGATTCATTGAATAATAATGTAAACGTAGTATCTGATGAAGGTAAAGGTATTACTACATCCAAAGTTTCTAAAAAGACTACTGTTAGAAAAGAATTAGGTACTAAATCCATGAGTGATATGGCTCAAATGATTAAAAGATAAAAAAATAAAGGGTAGAGTCATTATGACTCTACCCAATATATTTTGATTATTAAAGCTTTTCAAGTAAGATTGGATTTTGTGAGAAGTATTGATCATTGATATTCTTAAGAGCTTCAGGATCTTCTACTTGTTCTAAGAACACAGTATCTATAGCTTCAGGCATAGTTCTATACATATATAATTGGTAATCTAGATCAATACATCTAAATCTATTAACTATCTCATCATAAGAATGAGAATTTAATCCTTTGCTTGGATATAGCTTGGAGGCTACATTGAATAAAGAATCTGGAGTAGCTTGATCAAACTGCTCATCTATACTCTTTAATATCTTTAATGACTGTTTATAGTTAAATAAAGATTTGAGATTTCTTTTAGGAATACCAGATAGTGTCATAAATCCTGATAACCAAGATTGATTTACTTCAAACTTTTCTATTCTTTGTTTCTTAATTTCTGCAATATATGAATCTAATGCAGTTTCTTGAGTTACTAAATAAGAAGGATCTTCTATACTACCAGGAGCTGGTTTCTTTTTATAAAGCATAATAAGATCTTGCACTTTAGATGGTAATTGGAATGCATATTGAGATGATGTAATAAATAATGATGGAGCAGTAATCTGTCTATTTTTAAACTTAGTGATCATATCATAAGCCATAACAGAGGTTTCTACTGTCCCCATTTTAAAGAATATATTATTCATATATTGACAGAGCATTTGAATAAGAGGTATATTCTGATTAACCATATCATATACTTCTTTATTATTTATCATTCTCATAGTATATTTTTCATTATATTCTGCACAGAATCTTTGCTGAGTAGCAGCTCCAGTAGTAGGAGAATATAATAAGAATACAAAGCTATCAATTCCTGCTTTTTTAAAGAATGATTTATAGTGTATAGCTAGATTAGCTATACATGCTGTTATATTGTAAGGATTAGTTACTTTATAGAAACTAAATATAGGGAGCAATACTTGATATACGTCTATATAAATATTGACCCATTTTGGTACAGGCTTGTTTCTATAATACTCTGTAAATAGTTTATTTAATTTATCATATTTGATAAACTGAGCATAAAGAATATGCTCAATAGGTACTGCTTCTAAATAATCATATTCTTTTACTCTATTATTAGTCATAATTCCACCTTATTTGTAATCATGTAAAGTCCCACCTTTAGAGATAGAACGTTTACCAACTTTAGGGGCATAATTTTTACAAACCTGACCAGCATTCTTATCATATAATAAAGGAATGCAGTCATCGCAAACTCTTGAGAACATCCACTTCGATGGAGAATATTGTTTCTTACCACAATATCTACAAGTGAATGGCAATACTTCAGCTTCATTCATTCTAGAAATACAAGATTCGCAGAATGGTACTCTCATACCATCAGGTTCTATAGAACTTGGGTGTTTACAAATAATACATTGGAACCACCATTTCTTAGCACGAAGAGGAGTCTCTTCTTCATCAAGAATACAGTTCTCAAATGTACAACGTCCATACATATCTCTATGCTTGCAAGGTTTATCTATACCTTGAACAAGATATTTACACATCTCTAATTGTTCTAGAGATTCATTCTGGTTATCACCTTTTACTTCTTCATATTGGCTTTTCATATTAAATCATCACCTCTTTCACAAAGAGGAAATACTTTAATCATCTAATACACTTTTTGGATCAAAGTAATCATCCTCACTAATTGTTACTTCAGTGTTTTTAGATTTTTCAATTTTCTTCTTACCGATAACTTTTACTAAAGATTCGTCAAAGTCTTCTCTATCTTTAATATTATTGATAAGCTTTTCTGTATTACCAAAACCTTTTTCTGCTAATACTTCTGTAAGTGTATGAGGTCCTTGTTCTGTGATGAAAGATAAACCTCTCATAGGAGTTTCTTTATCTACATCAATGATCCATTTACGGATTTCTAATTTAGGATCTCTACCGTTCCAACCTACTTCTCTAAGCATAATAGAAGAGTTACCAGTGCCTTCATCAATTAGTTCATTAATCCCATCTTCTTTGATTTCAAATTTGATAGGACCTCCATCTTTTTTAAAAGCCATAATTTTATACCTCATAAAAAATAAATATAAAGGAAGGATAGAGATTTCTCTCTATCCTTATTCCTCTATAAGTGTAGTTTATTGTAGCGCAAGACAGTTTAAAATTATTGATTAACGATCAGTGTTGATACCCAAGGAATTGGAACCATAACCGTTGAATCCGAAGCGTTCTGCCAAACGATATACATCGCCAGAATCAACTCTCCAGATAAGAAGATTGAAGTTAGTTGCAGTAACTTTACCTGTTACAGGATCTTGGATAGGGTTGATTGGGTTCTTAACTTCGATATTGTAGTTCCATTTGCTACCTGTATTGGATTTACCACCATAGATAGTTCTGATAACTTTATAGATATCGATATCTACAGAGAAGAAGATTTGAGGACGAGCAAATTGTGTAGGAGCTGTAGTTACTTCGTTTGTTACAGCACCCCAGTTGATACCACCATTACGATTGAAAGCACTACCAACCAAGAAGTCTTCTAATTTTTCTTTGCCTTCTTTAGTCAATTGCAAGTTCTTCCAGTTACCGTTAGGATTGTTCAAACGGTTAGCCAAGCTAAGACGACTAGCAATATCATTCATATTGCTACCAGTTGTTGCATCTTCAATTGCATAGCAACCAGCTGCATCTTTAGATTTTTCAGCAGATGGGGAGAAGAAGATACGGGATTGGATACGGCCAGATTGAGGATCCAATTCCAATTTGCAACCAAAGAAGTCATCGAATACAGAGAAGAACAATTTGTTCACAAGTTTGGAAAGATCACTTAAGGACATGTAACCAGCAGAAAGAAGTTCTGGGAAAGTCGCTTTTGTTTCCAACTCAATGCGTTCTTTTTTTGCTTCCACTTTTTCGTTTGCTTTTGTAGTATTGTTAAATAAATCAGCCATTGTTTTTCCTCCTAATATATTAGAAAATGGACTTAGGTTAGATAAATTGATGGAGGCCTACCATCACTAACCTGGAAAATATATAGAAACACGATATAAAAAATATCGTGAGACTAACTTAAATTCATAAACTTAGATAATTCTTCTGGTGACATTACGTCATCCTCAGAATTACCTATTTTCATTTGCTCTAAATCTTTTACTACTTTAATTTTTAAAATAGCTACTTCATCATTATCAAATTTAACAAGTACTATTTTGTACTTAGGGTCATTATTTCTAATCATAGAACTATGATCATACTCATATTTTTTAAATCCAAGTTTCTTTAGCTCTATATAATTTAGTTTATCTTCTAAATTTCTATTAGAGATTACTATAGAATCTCCCTTTGTAGTATGAGATAAGATATATAATAAGTTTATCATTGAATGATACTTAGCTTCTGTAGTCTTATCTTTATCCTTATAATCACCTATTAATAGATTACCATATAATTCTATGAATTCATCATAACTATCAATACCGACCATATGGAAACAATTTAAAACAGTCGCTATATTACCTTCAATAAACTGCTTATTTAAACTATTGTATATATTTGAAAATGATATTTCTATAGTCTTGAATTCCGTACCATCACTATTTAACGGAACTTCTGTAGCCATAGTAGCCTTTATAGTATCTACTTCTAATAAATCTTTAATAGATTCAAAGTTATCTTCATAATATAAATATACAGAATCATTGTATAATATATTTACTACACCATCGGGATCATAGATAATATTAGGCAAACTGCCTTTTAAAACAAATCTATCTGAGCCGATAATAGAGTTAATAGGCATAGTTTGATAAGATTCAAATATACTCAATGGGCTCAATGCATCTGGTCTTGTTATTTTTTCTAAACCAAATTGAAGGGCTATTATATAATCAAGTTGTTTATTTAAGCAAAAGATAATTATATCACTATCTTTTATATCTTCTTTCTCATAATCTTCTTTTATATACTTATTGAAGATTAAGAAAATAGATTTATCTTTTGTAATAGTATCTTCACAGAATTGCAAGGTTGCTACACCCTTAGGAGTCAAAGGTGTATAGTAGTCAAACAAGTCAGATTCTTTTATTATAAATACTCTGCAATCTGTATCATAATTTTTACAGTTACCATAATCTTCTATATAAGCAGCCATCTCATCATTCTTAATATTAGATACGACTCTAATCATTTTTGGATAGCTTTCTTTTATACTTTTTTTACGAGAAGATAGATAGAACTTTCTCCCTTTTAAGTATTTAAAGTTTCTCTCCATAGTAAAAAAATACTTCCTTTCTTTTAGATTTGTTTTATTAAACGTTTTAAGAATACGTTATTTGATATTTAACTTTATATTCTCATAATTATAGTGTATAATCAAAATACTATTTAAAAGACGATAAGGAAGAGGAATTATCCTCTTCCTTACTAATTTATTTATTTGGATTTAATAGATTATAATAAGAATCGAAAGTTTCTAAATCTTTATCTTTATTTAAGGTATCAGTACCTCTAGAATTATCCATTCCTTTAACTGGTGTGGAAGTAACAAACTCATTTACTGTTACTAAAGTTAAATAAGGGATAAGAGATTTGTGCTCACCAATAACTTCTAGATTAGGCTTAGCTTCAAACAAAGTTGCAGCTCTAGTATTACCAATACCTATATTTCTAAGAAGAGTATCATATTCATCTGCATCAAATGTAGCAAGATGATATACTGTATATTTATCTACAACTTTCTTTGATAGAAGTGTATCAATATCAGAAAGTTTAAAGGATTGATTATTATATTTCTCAATCAAGATTTTCAAAGTGTCAGAAATATATAATCTGAAATCTCCAATAACTAATTCCTTCTTATTAGAAGTAGTTAATTCACTAGTATCTTTATTTGCTAAAGAATCTAATTTAGAAGCTAATTCATCTTTCAATGATTTAGTTAAAGGCAATAGATACAAACCTACTTCAGAAGTACTCAATTGATACCAATCATTTACTTTATTTAAAAAAACAGGTTTTGCTATCTCTTTATTAATAACAGGGTATACTTTTGAATTGGTTTGGAATCCATCTAAGGAGATCAATACTTGAGGAATAGTATCTAGAGTATCTTCTTTTTGTTTACCATTAATGGTCATTACATAGATACCATCTACTGGTTTCTTGAATTCCACATCTTCAATTAGATGGTTATATACGGGCATATCGCCAATACTAATGTAATTACAAATTACTTTATCTTTTAAGAAATCATTAGCAATCTTATCAGATGCAGCTCTGTAATAATCATTAAACTCAACTGTTGGATTCCATCCTAATCTAATAAGATCATTACCAGTTTCAATATCCCATTTATTTTGAGCATATTCATTTAAGAACTTAGTAGATAGCTTAGCAACTTCTGTAATCCATTCATTCTTTTTAAAAGTAGTTTTTAAACCACTGCAAGAACCCTTATAATCATTAAACCATTTAATTGCAAAAGTATTATTACTCTTAGGAGAGTTTTGCAATAAGGTTTCTATTTCAGTATAGTTTAGCATAGGAGCGAATACTGATCTGAAATTAGGTTCTTGTAATAAATCAATTCTATCTTCAGCAGCTTTTACTGTATGATCTATAATAGTAGATTCCAATAAAGAATTAGCTTCTGTGCATAGAACGTCATATGCTTTTTTAGCACAATATAATGGATCAAATGATTTTCTTATATAATCATTGGCAGCTGTAGAGTAGAGAGTAATATCAGTAGGTGCAACTTTAGAAGATTCATCAAGTTTACCTTTAATAGGATCATATTCTCTTATTCTTCTTCTAAAGAAGTCTAATAATTCTACATCATCATTTGATTTCTCAACAATAGCTAAAGTAAACTGAATAGCATCGATTAATTTAAAATCATAGCAAAGTTGAATGATCTTTTCTTTTTCATGTCTTGCTAGTTTTCTAAAGATTTGTAAGAAGAAGGAATCACCTTTAATCACGATTGGATAAGTGAATAATTTAGGATGAGCATCCATTACTGGAAGGGTTTCATTACTCATCTCAATAACTAATTTGCGTTTCTTAGTATAATTATTGATTAACCAATAGAAAAATTGATTGGTAAATTCTTTTAGTTTAACTTTAAACTGAACAGATTTTTGTCCATACAATTCAGAGTCTTTGATAAATTTAAGATATTTAGGATGAGCAGTTGCATATTTATAAATAGCAGGAGATAATCTAGCACAAGATTGAATATCTTCTACAGATGTAATCCCTTGGAATTCTTTCATATCTAAGAACTCAGCTTTATACTTTTTGCAAAGCTTCTTAGCTAGTTCTGATTTATCACTTGTTGGAAGACCGATCAATAGAATCATTCTATAAAATTTAAAACGATTCATATTATAATACACATCTTGTTCTGGGAAGATTGTAGGAGTAGGATGTTTCTTGATTTGATCAGCTATACCAAAGTTATAGTCTTTCATAGGATCTAGTTTACTTTCGTTTACAGATCCAGTATATTCAATATCAAAATCATCATCAATATCATCTTTTAAGAATTCTTTAAGTTGTTTATTATAAAGATCAGTAACATCCATTCCATAAATTTGAATAGAGAAGTCATCGCAATTAATTCTTCTATCCTTATCTATAGAATTATATTTATACCAAGCATCTTCTAATTCATCTTGAGTTTGATAATCATCAAATAATAATGGATACCCATCATCGATATATCCTTGAGTTAATTTTCTTTTTTGTTCTGGAGTAAATCCATATTCCTCTTTAATAGCTGAATGAGGATAGTATATATCTTTAAAAGGTGATAGAGTAGTATTCTTTCTATCATTTTTATCTACAGATTTAACTGCAATAGTGATATTAGAATTAGGAGAATACTCATTATCAAATTTCTCAATATATTTATCAGCACTAGTTTCAATTCTAGTAGTTTTAAGTTTATCAAGATCAGCAGTGTCTAAATCTCTAACACCACCATATTCGTAATCTAGAGTATCTCTACTGATATTTCTTTTTAAGAACTTAGCTTTATTTTTATAATATAATTCTTCATTCTCCATACCAAATAATCTCATAGCTTCATCATCTGCTTCATACCAATTATTTGGAGGCATGGATTTAAATTTATACCAATCAGCTTCTAGATCTTTTTCATATTTATAATAATCTTTTATGATGGCGCCACCATTAGCAGCAACCCATCTTTCTATTTCTTTATATTTGAACTCCCTATCTTGATCTTGGAAGTATCGTTCTGCATTAATAATTCCCATTGTTTAGATCCTTCTTTATATCACACATAAGAGTTTCAATAATAGCTTTCTTGTTTTCAAGCTGTTGATCATCAGGACCAAAAGATTCAGAAAAAGTATAATCAGCAGATGCTAATAAACTAACTCCACTAGCAGCAGTTTCATCTGGATTAGATGGTGTATAGGATCCATCATTCTTTAAACGATCTGTTTGTCCTAATTCTCTTTCCATATTATCCGCATCAGAAGATATAATCTTGCTAAGCTTCTTTAATTCAACTTTTTCTAAAAGATGATCAATCCTAGCAAAATTTTCAGTAAGAGCCATATGACCAGTAGCCATTTCATAAATGGATTCTTTTAATACTCTATCATTATAAGGTGTATCTAATAGGTCATATAGTTTATCAAAATTTTCTTGAACTTTTTCATATTTGCAAATATAAACTTCAACAAGTTTACCATCTAAATCTTTATTAGGTCTGGCAATGAGTTTGCCATTTTTATCCTTTGTAATATGAGCATCATCTCTATCTAGAGTTGTTGCTAATCCATAACTATCCCATCCATCGGATAGATCTTTATCATCAATATTATGAATGAGCATAACACTGTTATTTGGAGTAGTACCAACCATAGGGTTCATACTAGCTAAACCCATAGCTTCATCTATCATAAGATTATTTCCTCCTGTAAATAAGTTATTAGTAATTACAAAAATGTCGAGTATAGGCAAATTAAGCCTATACTCGTGAGGTTAAAAAGTGTACAAGAGAATTTATAGAGGGGTGTAGAAGTATATTAGATTAATACGATGAGGAGGAAAAACATAGAAATTTTTTGGAAAAACGAAACGAAAAACAATTCTATATTTAAGCGCGTTACACAACTTATTCCATTTTGTATTAAAAGAAAGATTCGAAATGATTAATGATATATCTGGCATGACGGATTGTATAATTATATCATTAATGGGGTTTGGTATAAGAGATCTTACTCGTCTTAAAATATACTTCTACACTTAAATGTTTATGCTTCAATAAGTTTTAAAATCGCGACATCTCAGTACTTGAGTATATTTTTTTATAAGTAATACAAATTTGTAAAGAGGCGGTGAATAAATTGGCTAATAGCTTAACTAACTCAAATGCTAATATTCGGGATTACCTTTTAGACGTCAATGACCTTAATCAACCGAAGGTATTAGATTTAAGTGAAATTGAAACAGGGAAACTGAATTCTGCTGCATTATTAATCGTTAGATTATTACTCCTCAAAAAGGGAACCTACCAAGACTATCCTGATTTAGGAATAGATATTCGTGGTAGATATAGATTTGCTTTTGAAGAAGAATTAATTACTTTAAGACAAGAGCTTGAAGAGCAAATGACTTTATATCTTCCAGAACTATTACCAGTCGAAGTAGAGGTTTCTCTTTATAGACCTAAGGATTCTTTAGAAAATAAAATCCTTTTCTCTATTATTATGCGAGAGACTAGATTTAGTATCTTGTATAGCATTGCTCAAAATACTATCGATGGTTTGATGGCAATGTAATGTAAATATATATATATTATTTGTAAAGGGGATAGGTAACTCTATGAGAATATGGGTTCGAATGAAAGACAATCCATCTATTCTTAAACTAATCTCAGAAGATGACTTCAATGAAGAATCAATGATTAGAGAGAAAGAAACCAAGTCTAAACTAGACTCTATTTTAAAGTCTGGTAGAGCTCCTGGTATTAATACGTCACCAAATGCTGAACCATCATTACAATATAAAGGTAAATTCGATGAAGGTGCGGTGGCAGATTATCTTGATACTACTTTAGATGGTGCTAAGAAACGTGCTATCGAAAGAGAAAATACAACTGGCAATGCATTTAAGAAAACCAAAGTACCTATTAGGAGGAAGCAATAAATGGAAGAAGTTAAACAATTATCCTTATCTGAACTTGGTTTGGAAGTAGAAACAACTCCTGCAGAAAAGGCCGCAGCAAATGAAAATGCAGTAGAAGTTAAACCAATTACAGAAGAAACACCAAAGGTATCCAAATCTAGTCTAACCGATGCTGTAGAACCTACAGAAGTAAAAGCTGCTAAATCTAGTTTGGCAGAGATTGCTAAGAATACAGCTATCGGTGAAGATGGGTTGACTCAATATGGTGAAGTAATTCATAATGTCGATAAGATCGCTAAGAAACCAAAAACAAAAATGGATGATCCTATTAAAAAGAACATCAATAATTTGGTAGATCTAGCAGACCATGAAATCGAACGCACTAAAGCCGAACTCACAGGCCCTGAAGGTATCATCACTAAAGGTAAGGAAGAGTACGTTAATAATCAATATGAAAAATTAATGGCTCGTGCAAAAAACAATCCTCGTCTTGCGGAATATATTAAAAAGATTGAAGAGATTATTGAGACTGAACCACGTTTTGATGGTATTACTGAATATGAGCACAAAGGATATATCTTATTTACTGTAGCTCGTGATAAAACTGTTGAAACTGATAATAAATACTTTGGTCTCAAAGAGCAAACAATTGATAGAGTTCCTAGAATGAGCTCTGATGTAGCAAAAGAAGTAGATAGCTTCACACATGAAAAAGATGAAGATGATGATTTATCTTTATTCGATGATGACTCTGTAGAATTAGGTGTATCTCCTAAATCTGCTCTTCCAATGCAAGGATATGCTGAAGATGAAGAGATCAAAGAAGAAGCTTCTAAAAAAGAAGCAGATGATACCAAAGTTTCTAATTCTATGGCTGAAAAAGAAATTAAAGAAGAACCTACTGATGAAGAGGACGTAACCTACAGCGCAGCATTAGCTGAAGAAGAAGATCCAGAAGAAAAAGAATTGATGGCAGACGTAGAATCTGATGAACCAGAATTGTCTGATGAAGAAATTAAAGAGCTAAGCCAAAATTATAAATCTCAAGTAATGCAAGAGTTAAAACTTGAACGTGAAGGAGATTTAGATGGCTTTGCTATTTCTAATAAACCAATTAAACTTAAATCTGCTCTTCAAGTAGAACGTTCTTCTTATACTGTAACTTGGGGTTTACAATACACTGGTAAACCAATTGAAATGACTCCTATCTCTGGTGAAGAGTTACTTCAATTAAACCCACAAAATACAGATATGACTTCCATCAATGGTCTTCGTACTATTTTCAATATCATGTATCGCCACACTGTAGGTAAGAAACCAGATATTGATACTTGGTTAAAACAAATCTCTGTATATGATTTAGATTGCATGATCTTTGCTATGTATATGGCAAACTTCAAAGATTCTAACTATTTATCTTATCAATGCCCTAATACTAAATGTAACAACCTCTTTATCAATAAGAAGGATGTTAATGATATGGTGGTATATCCTAATGATGAAGTTAAGAAACGCTTTGAAGATATCTTGCATAGCCGTCCTGTAAAATCCAAACTTTTCAGAACAAAACCTATCCAAGTATCTAGAGATTATGCATTTAGTTTCTGTACTGAATCTATTTATGGTGATATGATTGAGCGTGCTGCATTGACAGATGAATTTGCATCTAAATATGCTAACGTAGTTCAAATCATGGCTAATATTGATACTATCTACAAAATCGATAATGTTTCCAAACAATTATATCCTATCGATTTCGGTGTAGTAGAAGACAGCTTATCTAAAACAGTAATGCGTAAGGTTAAAGCTATTTATGAAATCATGAAGAACTTATCTTCTGATGAACATGCTACTCTTATGGGTGAAGTATATAAAATTACTCGCACATTTACTGATGATAAGATCTCTTACCAAATTCCTTCTACAGAATGTGGTAAATGTCATACTACTATCGAAGCTACTCCTCAAGGTGCTCTTCAATTGCTTTTCACTCGGGCCTTTTTACCGATCGGGGCGCTTTCTATTCAATAGTGATGACCCTATGCAATTATTATAAAGGACGGGTATCATTCTCTGAAGCATTCAATTATGACGTTGGTTTTCTAGTGTATCTTCATTTCAGGTATATGAAAGAAATACAGAATAAGACGGTACAGAAAGCTAACCAATCAGAAGAGATGGATTCGATCCTTAAGGGTGATTGATAAGCATAAAGGAGGATTTTATAATTCGATGAATTTAGTAGAATTCAGTCAGTTAATTTCCTCTAAAGTTGTAGACGATAAGCTATTCTCTAGAGAAGTAGCATTATACGATATTTTATTGGGTAATTGTAAAAACTCAGATATTCTTGATATCCATATCTCGGAATCTGATAATATCTTCACAGTAACTTTATTATCTGATGAATTAGCTCATACTATAGAGGAGCGATTGGATGACCAGATCATCCCTGGAGCATTCCAACCGCTATATAAGATATCTTTGAATTCTGATAAGAATATCTTAAAATTCAAATTAATAGATTTTTAACTTAATAAAACATAGATCCCATCTAGCGTTATATGCTAGATGGGAACTATTAATTAAATTTGAATTTATTATATTTACGGAGGATGCTTTAAATGGATAATGATGTAGTAGAATTCTATGCACTAGACGAAGCTTCTGGTGATGGGAAACAAACTAAGCATCTCAAATTATCTCCACTTAACGTTGCTAACTTTATTAAGGTTAATGACTTAAAAGAGATTTCAAGCCCAATGTCTTTTGCTAGAGATAACTTACCTACTGCAGATGGTTTATTCTCTAATGAGATATTTGGTATTACTAAAGAAGATAGAAGTACTATCTTTGCCTATGTAAATCTTGCTGGGGAAACTTTCTTGCACCCATTAGCATATAAGATTTGGTCTCGTTTAGATTCTAATGTAAAACTATGTGCTCAAGAAGCAGATAATTTTGTATTAGATAAAGAAGCTGGTAAATTAAAACCAGATCCTAATGGTGAGACTGGTATTAAGTTCTTGCAAAAAGTAATCAAGGTAATCGATTTTAAAAGAACCGAATCTTCTAAACGTGGTGTTAAGATTGACTTCTTAGAAAAATTTAGAGATAAATTATTCTTAAAAGATTGCGTAGTAATCCCAGTAGGCTATCGTGATATTAATACAGATAAAGGTTCTAGAACCAGTGTCGGTGAGATTAACCAGCTATATGGTAAAATCATTAGAGACGTGCAAGCTCTAAAGAATAGTAACGAATATGGTTTAACCCTTAATGGTCAAACTAGATGGCGCATTCAAGAAACATTAGCAGCTATTTATGATTGGCTTATCTTTGGTAGATTCGAAGGGAAAGATGCACAAGCATCTGGTCTTTCTAGAAAGATGGGTCTTATTAGACGTGCTGGTATGAAGAAGTCATTTGACTGGGGTGCACGTCTTGTTATCTGTACTCAAAATCTAAGAAAAGAATCTTTATCCGATATTGATATTGACTTAGATAGTATTGGTTTACCATTAGCAGCTATTTGTGCTAACTTCTTCCCATATATGCTATATTGGATTAGACGTTGGTTTGAAAACAATATCAGTGACCAAATGGATATGGTAGTTACTAATGTAAAGACTAAAGAATTTAGTAGAAACCGTATTCAAGATTGGCAAATGGTTTACTCTGATGAACGTATTAAAAAAGAATTAGAACGTTTTATGCATGGTATGAGTAACCGCTTTATCCCAATCGAAGCTCCTATCGATACGACAGGTATGAGGATTCCTAAAGGAATGAAACCTTATTTAAGATATAAGGGTTATATGGTAGACGATGTAAAAGCTGCTGAAAATCTTATTAGTGATAATAAGGTAGATTCCCTTCCTATCAATGAACGGCCTTTAACTTGGTGTGACTTGATTTATATGGCTGCTTTAGATATTACGAAAGATAAGATGACACTTATTACACGGTTCCCTATCGATAGCTACTGGAACCAATTCCCTGCCAAGATTAAAGTTATCTCTACTATTCAAACAGAACCTATGATCATTAATGGAAAATTCTATAAAGAATATCCTAAGATCAGAGCAGAAGATTTGAATACAAACTCTACAAATAAATTCATCGATGTAGCATTACCAAATAACGTTCGTTTAGGTTCTATTGGTGGTGACTATGATGGTGATACCGTATCTTCTAAAACTCCTTTCTCTATTGAGTCTAATGAAGAGCTGTATAAGTTAATCTCATCTAAACGTCACTATATTTCTATGGGCGGTGTTAATGAGATGACTACTTCTAAAGAAGGTAAACAAGCTTTATATGACCTTACAAAGATCTTACCAGATGATGTTTCTACTTTAAATAAAGTAGAATTTGCTACAAAACCTAAATATTTGAAATGACTATGATTTTTCATCATAAACATTGATGTAATCATAGCCTATGCAATCAAACGGGAGGATTAAATAGTATGGGAAAGTTTATACCTATTATTGAAGTATATAATAGAAAAACTAATTTAGAGTCTCAACAAAGAGCTGGATCTTGTTATCCATTATATGAGACTTATAAAACTAATTATAATTTTGAGAATATCAGGGAATCTGTTTATAATTGGAAGTCTTTCTCTGATAATACCACTAATAACTTTAATAAAGTTTTAGAGTTATTTGAGTTTGTTTCTAAAGAAGGAACTCAAACTCAGTTAGAAGAGATCACTTCTATCATTAATAGAGATATCATCCCATACGTCAAATCCCCTGCCATTTTTAAGAATCCTATTCTTAAAACTAAAAGAGGGCTTGATGAAACAACAGCTATAGACTGTTTAAATTCTGTATTAGAAAAGATTCATGAACAAACTGAATGTGATAGAGTCTTAAGAAATTGTGATACTATTTCGAAGAGATTCAATATCGATAAGATAGTAAAGAATAATATCTTATTTGAAGATGCTGTTCCTGATACAATCTATAAGGTATGCTCCCTAATCGATACTTATACTATGGATTTTAAAACTAAGTATTGTATTGCATTAGAGACTTGCTTATATTCTATTAATAAATATGCTGGAAATTCTATTACTAGATCTGCTATCATTGAAAACGTTACCGACTATTTCCTTATGAATGGTGGTACAAATGATATGAATAAGTTCTTGGATAAAATTTCCGAAGCTGTTTCTAAAGATAACTTTATTAATATCTCTGAAGATGCACAATATATCAACAAACTAAAAAGAATTCAATCAGAGATGGTTAATGAGGATAATATAGATTTAGACAAATTAATCCAAGATAACTACAGTAAGACTTCAGCATATGGTCTTACTGAAGCTATGGAACAAATGTCTATGGTTAATGAAGCATTAGATAAACTTTGTGAAGAAGATAGTCTAGATAAGATTCATGATATCGTTACCAAAGTTAAAATGGCTCCAGTGAAAACTAATGCTATGACTAAAGAAGCTATTAGATCTATTCTAGTAACTTCTAGACTTCAAGATTTGAACAAAGGTACTAGGAATTCTTTGTCTCTTATCTTCTATACAGTTATTGTAGCTGGAGCATTAGCAATTAATGTTGTTGGTGGTTTATTTGCTTTTATCACTGCTTATATCATGTCGAAGCATCTAAACAAGGAATACCTAAAAGAATCTATTAAGGAATGGAAAGAACACAAGTATTCTGTAACAAGAAAACTTAAAGAAGAAACCGATCCTGAAAAGAAACGAAAATTAGAAACCTATTTAGATGAGATTGATAAAAGTATCGAAACTCTTGAGGAAGAGTATGAAAAACAACGGGATAAGACTATTGAAGAAATTAATAGAGATCAAGATAACAGAGAACACTCTCCAGATTATAACGGCTCTAGCTCTTTAGTAAATCCTCTAGGTAAAGAAACTCCTCAAGCTAAGTTTAAAAATGATAAGAACTTAATTAATTCATTCTATAAAAAGGATGATAATAGTAATACCATTGGAAACAATAGTAATTCAGATTCTTCTAAATCATCTAAGAAATCAGATGATGACGATGATGATTTTGATGATTTCGATTATTAATGGAGGTATACTAGATGAACTTATTTGAACGTCTAATTCTACAAGAAGCTCCTAATCCTCCTCAACCAAATCCTGAAGAGGAAGAAGGTCAACAACCTCCTAACTTTGTTGATGGACCAGAGGCTCAAGAAGCCCAACCAGAAGATCCTAATGCAGGAGGTGCAGAAGAAGCTCCAGACACTACTGGAAAAGATGCTCCTGAACAACCTGATATGAATATGGATGGTGGTGAAGGTGGAGATGAGCCAGCTCCTGAAGAGGGAGAAGAAGGTGGAGAAGGAGAAGAGGGTTCTGAAGAAGATGGATCCATGGAAGGTGGAGAAGAAGGACTAGAAGGCCCTGAACAACAAGCCGATGATTTCTCTTCTGATGAACAAGAAGTTTTCTCTGATTTAAAACCTGAACAAATGGCAGTAAAGCATAAAGAACTTAAAACTCAATTTAAGAACTTTAATGATACTATCTTTAGTGCCATTGATAAGATTAATAATATCTCTCATGCTTCATATGATGATACTCTATTAAGCTTTATTATTCGTAAGCTTTTAGAATTAAAAGATATGAGCAGAGATTACTTGCTCGATGTATATGATACTAAGAGTTATATAGAAAACCAAATTCAACTACAGAAGATGGTTACTACGTTTAATTATATAACTAATCTTCTTTCTAATATCAGACAGAATAGAGAAGCAGAGTATATTAAATCTGCTAAAGATAATGAAAAAGCCTCTAAAGAAGGAAGAGCTGAAGATTATCCTCATTTATTCGTAAAAGATATAGAATTAGATTAAAAAATTAAAAAGATACAAATTATATATACAAACATATTGGTAAATCTATAGATGCCTCCATTCCCCTTATTCTGTAAGGGTTAGCCAGAGGTGTCTTACCTTCATAGATTTAATTAAATTTAATTAGATTTTTTGCCATTTTTAGAAAACAAAATTTATGCATAAATGGCTCTTTCTCAAAAAGGAGGAAATAAAACATGGCAGTAGTTGGAAACCCAACTGGTAAAAATGATTCCATCCTTCGCGGTTACGAACAAGACAGCATGCATGGCATTGCTAGTCAATTTGCTCAAATCGCGAAAGCTGGCTTAAGCGAACAAGTAGACTTATATAGCGAACCTCGCAAATTCTTTATGAGCGATACTTTGAACAACGAAATGCGTAGCTTCTTCGTTGAAAACGCTTTTGATAAACAAGATCCTAAATTCTCTTCTATCGATGCTGTAAACGAAGAATATGGTATGCTTAACGCTTTATACCAAAACGACGTTAAAGGTATCTGCGAAGCTGCTCCACTTGGCGCATACAACCCAGTTGTTGGTATCACATTCCCAATGCACAAAAACTTGTTGATGACTACAGTATTCGACAAAGGTGCTATTCCTAAGGACGTAGCTGATACTCCTCAATTCACACTTTCCATGGAAACTCGTACAATGTACAGCCCAGATGGTCGTGAAATCGATATGTTCTTGGAACAAAACAAAATCAAAGACGTTATTGAACGTGCTGTTCCTCATAAAGACGTTGTAATCATGCTTCCAGAAGATCAAGAAACTGACGTTCTTGCTCTATTGGGTGCTACTAATAAAACTGTAGCTAACGTTTCCCGTTCTTCCAAAGTAACTAAATTGTTGGTTAAAGACGTTTACGTTGCTAAAGGCGAAGAAAAATACGATGCTGCTACAAAAGAAATCGTAGTTGAAACTGCTGGTGCTGTTGGCACTAAAGTTATCACTGTTGAACCAGTTAAATTCGTTGCTGCATACGGCCAATATGATCGTACTTTCCAAAAACGTATTGACTTGATCGTTCCTACTGATAATGCTGGTGGTACTCGTAAAGAAATCTTCCAATTCGCTGGTTCTATGCATAAAAACCGCTTCACATTCATGGCATCTTCTGCTAACGTTGTAGGCGTAGTATTGTCCGCAGCATTGGATGTATCTTCCGCAGCGTATGAAACTCCTAAAGTTAAATGGTCCAGCCGTACTGATTACTTCGAAATTCCAGAAGCACCTCATATGACTGTAACTATTTCTCCAGAAGAAACAAAAGATATCCAAGCAATGTACAATGTTAACCAATTGACAAAAATCATGTCCATGATCAAATTGTCCATTCTTAACTACAAAGATGACAAAATCTTGGAAAACTTGGATGAATCCTTCTTGAATCTTCCTGCAACATCCAAAGTTACTGGCGCTTTCAACTTCGTGCCACCAGATAACTTCTTGGGTTCCCATGTAACTTGGAGATACGAAACATTCATGGATTACCTTGATACTCAAATCACTACAATGCTTCAAGTATTGAATGATGAAAACATGACAGTATCCATCTTCGGTCGTCCTGAATTGATCCGTAAAATCACTCCTAAAGAATACACATACACAACTCCTCCTAGCATTGGTCCAGTTATCTTGGATTACAAGAAAACTGTAAAAACTAGTGATAACCGTGTATACCAATTCATTAGCTCCAACAAAATGCGTAATGATAACAACCTTATCATTATCTTGAACCCTCGTAACACTAACCGTGTTATTTACAAAATCTTCGATTATCAATTATACGTTGGTAACGAAATCCGCGACACTGCAAACTATCAATTGCCAGCAGTAACTGCGTTCGAACGTTTCTTATTCGTTCAATACCAACCAGTTCAAGGTCGTATCCAAATCGTTAACCCTACAGGTCTTATCGAAGATATCGAAAACAAAACTCCTGTAAGCAAAGATCGTGCTATGAACGATTACACTGCTAACAAAATTACTTATACTCATGATGCTAAAGGCAACGGTGTATATGTAGACCATACTGCTGAATTACCAGGCACTCCACGTTCTGCTATGTACCCAGATGGCAAAGCTCCTGGCGTACCTCAAGATGGTATTGCAGATCAAAACTATGCATACCCATCCCCTAACTATGCAGTAACTGATCCTAAAAACTAATCTAATTAGTCAGATCAGAAAAAAATAAACCTTAATAGATCTTAGAGAAAAGATCTTAAAAATTATTTTCAATTGCTTGAAAATCCGATGACAACTCCCCATAGACCACTACGGTCTATGGGGTTGATTGTGTCTAAAATATATTATGCCATTATAAGCATACATTTTCTAGATATGAATTGTTTCTCCCTAGTTATTTCATTAGAGATATCTGATGCATACTGTAACTCTTTTTCTAATTCAGTAAATACATAAGTATCAAATTTACGATCTCTAGATTCTTTTATTCCTTCAAGATCTTCTTCTACTCCTTCACCATTTCCTAGGTAAGTATAATTAAATACTCCTACCATATCTTTTCTATAAGCACAGAAGTTAAATGTGATCACGGCTCTAATAAAATTCTCTAAAGAGTTTATATCTCCTCTTAGAGCTATTCTACCACAATCCTTTTTATAAGAAGTATAGTCTGTAATTTCTTTTACTTTATATGCTTCACTATCATCTTCAAATCCAGTATCATCTTTGAAATATAAGGTCTTATAATTTGTAATAAGAATCTTATTAGTAAGCATCTTTCCAAATAAATCTATTATAGGAACCATACTGACTATTCTATTCAATCCAGTAAGCTTCTTGAGATTAAATAGTTTTATATTCTCATATAACTCTTGATCATTCAATCTCAAAATTTCTTTTGTATCTTTTTTCCCCGTAGTTATGATAATCGCTTCTAGCATCTTTTCTCCTAACCTCCTCTATTAACATTTTTAAAAATTTCTCATTACCCTTACCTACTTTTCTATTAAATGATGAGAAATCTTTTAAAGGTTCAGATACTAATGTTTTCTTTTTCATTATATCACCTCTTATTAATATATCATTGATATAGTATATAAGTAAAAAAAAATAAAGAGAGACTAAGCTCTCTTTATTTTCTAATATGGTTTCTCTATAATTTTGGAGAGTTCCATATTTCTAAATGGGTCCAATGCCCAAGGCATGGACTTTAATACTTCTTCTTTAGTTTTAATTGCAAAATTATTATCTATGAAAGGTTTTAAACCTTTCATGATCTCGTCTAACAATTTGCCCAAATTATTATTATATTCTTCAACAACAAGTTGGTTAATCGGATTTCTATCTTTGATAGGATAGATTTCACTGTCATAATCCCAATCATATGTATTGCAATATAGCAATACAGAGTGTACGAACTTTCTAATATCACGGAAGTTTCCACGCAACACAAATGGGAAGTTTTCTATATATGAATACGTTGCTTCGTATTCACAATTAGAATCCTCGATATATTTGCCATCCATAAAATGGATGTAAACTTTTTCTACTGTAATACTGTTTATTAACGCGTTTTTAAAAAACGCTACTAAATCAGCAGTTTTAATACCAGTATTTTGGTACAATTTCAAAAGATATGAGTTAATTTCATAAAAATCGAATTCGCTCATATTAGAACTGAATTTTGCTTTTGGGGAGTAATTCATTCTCCCGCTGAAGCCATATACGTCGATCAATTGACCACAATTTAAGAATAACATATTTTATTCCTCCTTATTTTCATTAAATACTATATCTGCGAGGGCGCTGTTCATAATACGCCCGATCTACGAATTCTTCCTGACTTGGCTCATAATCTTCAAACTCCTCATCAGGGAGCTCGAGATTATTATAGTTAATATTATTTAATATCTCGATTGCTTCGTCATTTTTCAATTCAAGAGCCTTTAAGACATTATCTATGAACACAATGACGTCATATCTCTCTCCTCTTATAGCCAAAGGGATAGATTCAATACTAGAGCGATACTCTATAAGCATCTCAGCATCTTCAACATATCTTTCATCATCCATATGAATATCAAGATACGACGTCCATACTTTAATGGTCTTAATATCATTTTTTATTGCTTTATTAAAAAACGTTATTAAATATGCTGCTTTATTATAAACTTCTACTCCTTCTAATTCCCTATATAAATAATTTATAATTTCACTTGGGGTAGGATAGTTTTCTACCTCTTCTGTACTATTATAAATATCATGATACTCTCTCACGAGAGTATCATCTACTCCTTCGTAGTACTTTCTATTTTCAATGTAACAACTTTCTTTGACTGCTAACATAGCTTATCCTCCTAAAATAATATAAAATTATCATTCATACTAACTTAATTTCACTATTATAGTATATAATTATTTCTTCAAAATTTTACAAAAAAATAAGAGCAAGGCAATTAAGCCTTACTCTGTATTTATTTAATATTCATAATAGAATGGATCATAATCTAATTCATCAATAAATGGATATTCACTTCTAGCATATTCACATACTTTAGTACTCATATATCTATACTTAGCTACAGCACGTTTCCATTCATGCCATCTAACCATAATCATATGTAGTACTGCTACATTAGAACTTACCTCATCATCAATTGTGATATATTCTCCATTTACATCAATACCAACATAAGCTGCTAGATTATATAAATGCTTAATATCTAAAGCTTCAATATTAAATCTGAAATCCTTATATAGAAATCCTCCACTATGAGTATTTCCAATATTATTAATATCAGAAAATACTAAACATTTAAGCTTTTGATAAGGGTTTAATGCTTCCCATTCAGCCTTAGCCGCTTCATTCTCATCAAGCATTTTCTCAAATTTCGTTTTAAACTCATCTAAGGTATCAACCCACTCATTAGGATAAAATGTAGCTCCAAACATTATTCTTCCTCCTTATCTTTATCAAGATCTAAGTCTAATAATAGGGCATACTGAAATGCTTGTTCTAGTAACTTACCTTCCATTCCATTACCCAAATCATCTATAACTTCTGCTTCATACATTCTATAAATATTTGAGATTATAGCCTCATCATTTACTTTATATAATTGACAGAGGATATATTTGAAATCATACATTTCTATTGGCAATAGATCGTCTGTGTAAATCTGTAATTTCATATCAGAATAAATATAACCATTACATTTGGATTCATCAAACCCATGCTCTTTTCCATAATAAGGAACTGAGATAAAATTCGCTAATAAGATTATTAACTTACCAATTCTTATACTTTCAGAATCTTCTTTATATGGAAGAATACCAGGAAATACTTTTGAAACAATTTTTACAAAATCTTTATCAGTATTAATTTCTGAATTTAAGATAGACTTGCTATCTTCATCATAATAGCTTAGTTTAAACATAATCAAATCTCCTTGACAAAACGAAAAAAGAAGAGGAACTTAATCCTCTTCTTTTATTTTAGTAATTGATGTAATACTACTGCAATCACTGCAATAATAATCATTGTAGTCATATTATTCATTTCAATACCCCATTCTTTATTAATTCATATAAAAGAACTATAGCTACAGATATAGCCACTGCTATCCAACTGAAATATTTGCTTTCCATAGCCTTTACCTATTTATTTTTATAATTATAAAATTTATCCAATTGAATACCAACTGGAATGATTCTTTTTTCTGCAAGTTTAAGAGCAATCAAAGACCCGTATTTAAATTCTAAGCTACTATCATCTGTGTAGCGATTTACATATTTCCATTCACCATTTTCTACTCTAACTCTAAGAGTATTAGAATTTTTAAAGTAATGGAAATTTACTATTTTAGCTACACCATTTTCATATGTCCATACGGCACCTCTTACAAGATCGCCATTGGTTTCATATGCAATAGATTGATCATCAAAGATAATCTGACTATTATTGTTTATATTATAATTAATCAATACCATAGCATCTGCATGAGATACTGATATTAAAGATCCAATAGAAAATAATGTTGCTGCTAATAAGGCCTTCAATTTCATTTTATTAAACTTTCTCCTTTATAATCTGGTACGAATTTATAAATATCTTGTTCTTTAATCTCGTACCTATCAACTAACTCTATTGCTATATTACTAGCATAAATATATTCTAAGGTACCATCATTTCCTTCTACATATTTCCATTCACCATCCATACCAATTTTAATCCATAGATTATTATAAGATGGATGGTATTGGAAATATACTATCTTATTTACACCATTCTCATTTACTGCAACCCCACCCTCTACTATATCTCTATTTCCTAAATGATGATAAGTAAAAGATGTTTCATCATAAGTTGCTACTTGTGCATAAGTTCCATCATCATATATTTGATAGATATTATCATATGCCCCAACATTCAGCACTAGTCCGAATATAAATAAAATTTGTAATAAGATAGATTTAAAGTTCATGAGTGTTCCCCTTTTTTTAATTAGTAACGTTTCACCATGAGATTATAAGTACCATCTAAGATATGACTATTGTTGTTTCTCATCACATCTACTACATACTTAGCAACGTAATATCTTGGTTCAGAACCCATTGGTCTGATAGGATTTGTCTCGTTCCAATTAGCAGTTCCCTGTTCGCTAGTTTTCATGATACCAGTTTTTAAATAGATTTCAAAATCCATTACGCTATCATAATCCATGGTATTAATTTTAATAGAACCAACTACTTTTTCATTAGTAGTTTTGTATTCTAATGTATCTGGATATACATAAGTTTCTGGATAAGCAGAAACTTTCATTTTCCCAGATTTGTCTACATTTTTTGTTACCTTTTGATTCCCTTCTGGTTCTTTAACTGGAGGATGGAACATTTGTTCTTCCATGTCTCTAGAACTAGAATACTCTGTATAACTAGTTGCATAAGTATTGAAAATATCATACTTACTTTGTAAATAACCTGTTCCTGCACCAATGAAAGCACAGAGAATCAAAACAATAATGTATTTCTTATTCATAAGTTAATACTCCTTTCTGAGTTAGATTTTATCTGGTAATTTATTATCTTTTAACACATGAACTAGATCCATGAAACTTAGAGTATCTAATTTCTCACCAGTTTCTGTATCTTTGTTATTTAACCACATGCGATAGAAGATATATTCTGTAGCTGTTTTATCAATAGCAAAAGTTTCTGGATCGCTAATATCTACAGGACCCCATTTTGGATGAGGTTGTTTAACACCATTAATTTTTCCTGTAGTAAGATAGAATTTACCTGTATTCTTATCCCACATGAACCAAGCTTCGATGACATTTTCTTTATCACCAACATTGATTAAATCTTTTGCTTCTAAAGTAACTCTACCTTTATAAACATTAGGTTTGCTAGTTTTGAACAATCCAAAACTTTCTGCTACAAAGTTCAAACGATAGTTCCCATAGCTATCGTTTGCGGTGGCGCTAAATGCACTTGCGTTAGTGCCGCATGCCATTATCATAAATACTATTCCCATAATTAGTCTAGCAATTGTTTTCATTATTCTTCTCCTTTATATCTTGCTATAAAAAGTAGAGAATGGGAAATAATCCCATTCTCTTGATTGTTTAAATAAAGTAATTATCGTACACGTTTTGGTTTAACCAAATTTAATGTTTCTTGACAGCAACTAGCATACTCCATTAAGAAGGATCTGATAGGTACTTTGATGAAATTAACACGGGTTTCATCATGTTTGATATCGATAGGGCCTTTTGCTAATTCTGCTTCAATGGTAAATACTGTTTCAGCTAAGCTATTAAGCATACGAGCTTTAATCATATCGATTGTAATTAAAGTTTCAGATGTGTACTCAACTGCATATTTAGATGCAAGCAATGCCATCTTGTCATATCCGAATACTTTTTCGATACAGTTCTTTTCACGAACTAATAGTTTGATAATAGACACATCATTGTTGTGTCTATCGAATAACCCATTGGTTACAAAGCTATTGAAGATAGCATCGATGAACGGTTGAATATTTGTCTTCAATTCATTTGGATGAAGAATATCAAATTCCTCTTTCATAGAATTGAAGCTGATACCATCCAAACCTCTTTCTGTAATATGTAAGAAGCCAGCTGTAGGGTCTTGGATATTGTTTTTAAGCACAGACTTAATATAAGCTACTGTTGGGTTGTGTTTGATATGGGCTTTGTTCCCACTATTCATAAGACTGATAGCGATACTTTGGCATTTGCCATATTCCTCAACACCAGTACCTACACTAATTGCTCTACCATAATTATCGTACTTATCATAACTATAAGACTTTGTAGATGTAGGTTTGCCATAATAGTTTCCACCACTAGTTGCTGGCTTTTTGTACTTAGGTTTTGCAACACCTCTGTTATTTCCCTTACTAAAATTACCTGTACGCTGTTTGTTGCTTGTTGTTGGTTTCATAAAGAAATTCCTCCTCTTAAAAAAAGTAAAAATAAAACAAACGCAATTTTCTTAAACCCCTAACTTCAGGTTCACTATTATAGTATATAATTGAAACCTATTTTTGACAAGAGGATATGATATAGAGTACTAGACTCTATATCATAAACCTGAGAGTAGAAGAAAAGAAACTTTTGGGAGGCAACGAACCTCTAATATATAGTAGAACTATTTATTATTTTTTACATCCATTGGAGAACCAGTCGCAATACAGATATCTGTCTTCTTAGGTTCAACGAATGGCTCTTCTTTCTTAGCTAATTTCTTTCTACTATAAGTTACTCTATTAGCATCATAATCATTAAGAGCTCTTCTAGCACTTACATAAATATTGGTATTCATGAATATCCCTTCCTTTCTTATGCTGGAAACATTTAGATAATTGTACAATTTATTTTACTCTAGAGTTATTTAAGGAGGATTAACATTGGATATCCTAGCTAGAACTAAACTTAAAGACGCTTACGATGATATCGAAATAGCGATTCAGAATATAAAGAAAGATCCAAAACAAGAATTTATCTTAGACTTACAAAATGCATTAAATAAGTTCTTTGATGCAAAATGTTTGCGTGTCTTATATACTAATAACACTGATAAACTCTTCTTTGGTATTTATGCTATGCCTAAGATCGATGCTGAACAAGTAATCAAAATTATTACTGGTGGGGAAAAATATGTTATCCAAGAATATTACTTGGAATTAGATTCCAAAATGTTCCAAGATGATATTAACTTATCCGCTCACGAAATTGCAGCTCTTCTTATGCATGAAGTTTATAATTTGGTAAGCAATGCTGCTCCTTGTGAAGCAGTATGTAAAGCTATCGATTCTCATCTTACAAAAAATAATGATGTATTGAAAATCTCTGATTCTATTCATTATATGGAATTACTTTCCTATGGTTTCAGAGATGCTGTTCGTAAATTCATTACTATCTTCGATAAAGCAGAAGTTGATGAAAATGAAGTTATGAATGACTTCTTTGAATGGTGTGGATATAAAGAACATATTCATTCTGCATTCGATAAGATTGCTAGCAACTGGTATAACTACAACAAAGAAATCAACAATAAATTTATCGTATTGGCATGGGTACTAAGAGTATATCGTGATGTACTTCATAACCGTATTCCTGCTCTTATGATGATCGATCGTTGTAAACAATTATCCCCTTCTAAAATTGAAATCAAAGAATTGGACAATATTGCTAGACGTTTGAATCGTATCGATGATGATGCTTTGATTGAATCTGCTGGCACTCCAGAACATATTCTTTATGAAGAAGTAAAATCCTCCATCCTCCCTAATAAGAAGATGAAATCTATTCCAGAAGCATTGGAAGATGATATTGTTAAGATTGCTATTGAGCAAGAAAACGTATTAGAAAACGAACCTGATGCAGTTCCTATGCTTATGGCAAATATTAATGTTAAGCTCGCTTATATTCAAGACTATGTTGAAAACAATGTTCTTACAAAAGAAGAATTTAAACAACTTGATCATATGTATAAAGAGCTTACTATTAAACGTGATCAATTATTCAAAGGAGATCTTTATGATACAAGAATGAAGATCTATGATGAATACGATACTGAAGCTGAACAATAATAAAAAAATAAGAGAAGGGATTGACTCCCTTCTCTTTCTTCTTGTGTTTATTTCTTATGCTCATTTAAAACAGTCTTATCTTCGTCCTTCTTAAAATAGTATGGGAACGTAGATAATTTCTCTAGAAATAGTCTTTGGTTTAGATATGGGAATCTATTTCTAGTATAGAAAGTTTGATATAATCCATATAACTCAGAGAATAAATCCCTTGCAGATTTACGTTGCAATCTAACTTCTGCAAGATCTAAATATTTTTCTCTTTCTTTATTACGACCAATAGGCTTAATCATATCTGGACGATATTTTCGTAAGAATGATACAAAAGCAAAGATAGCAGTATTAACTCTAGTAAGGCGTTTATCATCTATTAATTGCTTATAATATTCTGAAGCATTAGGGATTCCTTCTTCTGCTAGGATTACATGCAAAGCATTAATAAGTTCTTTTTCATGTTCCTTTAATACCTTATCACTATATGCATCCAACTTATCATCTATCTTTTGTCCTATTTTAGTATTCTTAAAAAATCCTTGATAATATAACTCAGAAAGTTCGTTTAATTCATATTTTCTTTCACTCATTATTCTATAACACTCCACGCATGTCTCTATCTAAATCATTACCTCTTAAAATGCCATTCTTAACCATTGTTGGTTTTATGATATTTGTAGGATAATCTCCTGTATTTATAAAGAAGAAATACTTACTAGTATATGGTCTTAGATTACTGGATTGAAGGTTATTCATAAAATGTTTGAAATCTGTAACACCAGCTCTATTATCATATAAAGTAGTCCCGATATCATTTAAATATGGAACAGCAATTTCTCTTCTAAATCTACAGTATTCATCATATAGGTCGCTAAATATATCTTTAGTAACCTTTCTTGCACCCATAAAACGTCTAACGTCTACATATTGTTTATAAGTTCTAGGATACTTCTCTTTGCTAAGATCATCTTTAGATACTATAAATGGACTATTTGTTTTTACTAGATATCTCATGAATGGGATATCCACATTTGAAATAGCATTAAAAGTATCTTTACTATTCTTTAAGCAAGATTTAAATATATCATCTAAGAATTCATTATTTTCATTTGCCATCAAATTATCAATATTGCTATTGATAATATCAATGTCTTCCTCTTTAGATGATTCATGAGCTGTAAACTCTTTAACTTCAATAATATTAGCTAGTTCTCTATAAATTAGGTATTCTTTGTAATCATCTAATTTGGCTCTTAATTTCCTTTGAATATTATAAGGTAATTCTCCATTGTCAAATGCAACAATAGCTTGATCTAAAGTCATTTTTTCTTTAGCATTCATGATTTAATCCTCCCGTAAAAAACCAATCTTTTTATTATTGGATATCTCCTTTTCTATTTCTTTTCTTTCTGCAATAGCTTTTCTAACACCAGCTGCACCCTTACCATAATAGATAGGAGTATAAACAATTTCCCCGTTAGCTTCTTGCTCTTCTGCTAATTTAACCAAATCTTGTTGATAAGATGTAATCAACAATCTTAAATGAGCTTCCATTGCAGATGCTATTACTTTGCCAATAGGCTCATTAGTAAAGGCTCCTTCATTATAGAGCTCTATAAGATCTTTCATAGTAAGTTTTCTTTTTCGCTTCTTTTCGGCAGTAGCACTTTTCTTAACTGTCATTATAATAAATTATCCTCCTTACAAAATTCTGTAAATTACTTTCACTATTATAGTATATAATTAACTGGAATCTTAATTATACACTATAATTATGAGTTAGTATTAATATATCTGGTATAGGCCTCATAAACTCATAATTTATGATATCGGATACATTATATTAGAATTTTTATTTTTAGAGGTAGTAGTAGAAAAGAAAAGGAGTTATAAAATGGCATTTGGCAATTATGATAACCAACAACAATCTTCCCCTAGCGTATTTGGATATTCTTTCTTTAATAAAGAATCCATCATTGATAAAACAATGATTAGCTTCTCTATGTGGAGAAATAACCTTAAGATTGCAATCTCTCCAGTAATTGAGTCTGAAAATGGAGAAACACGTTATGACACTAAGAACGGCATCTCTGTTTATTTGACTCCACAAAAAGCTAAAATGTTTGAAGACTTGATTAACCAATTCTTGAAGGCTTCTAAAGAAGAACAACAAGCTTTAACTCAAGGTAATATTGGTGTAGCTTCTGGTAATAATCTTATTACTGTAGAAGATCCAGAAGTTGTATATGGTAAGCCAGAAGCTGGTATCGTTATCAGCATTAAGAAACTTAATGAAAATGGTCAAATCGAACAAGCTTATAGCTATGAAACTCGTAAAGGTTTCTATAATGCTATTGTAGGTTTCGATCCTAAAACAGCTGGTTATACACAAGACTTCGATCATTTCAATATGCTTGAATTAGAAATGATTTCCTTACAATTGCGTGAATATTATACAGCTATGAGTAATGCACAAGCTTATTCCAGCTTGATTCATACTCAACCATATTTGAATAAGATTGCTGCTAAACTTGGTGTGGATTTAGACTCCAACTATAATGGTGGTTATAAAAACAAATCTTATTTCAATAATGGTGGTGGCAATAATCAATCCACTCACACAAGTGCAGGAACTACAGAATCTATTCAAAGTTCTGAATTAGATTCTATCATGGGTTCTATGCAATAAGAATGAATAATAAAGAAACGACCTAACCGTCGTTTCTTTTTTTTTCTTTGAGGTAAGTATGATAAATAAAAAAGATAAGGATGCTAAGAAGTTACTAGTGGACTTTGATATGCTTTATGATATTGATTTAGCATGTGTGCTATACCTTATCGATAATTGCGATAGAAAAGTGCCATACTTTAATGAATGGATTTTCTATAGTAGTTTATATCATATCAAATCCCTTATCCTTACAAGAACAAAGAAGAATCCGCTATCTATTCTTTTCAAACCAGAAATGCATGATAAGATAGATGGTATATATAAAGAACTTCTTACAAATAAATATGAAGAAGTTATAAAGTATGCTGGTCTTACAGATATCTTAAGTGTCCTAAAAGGTACAGAAGAGAACACCAGCTCAATTAAGGTGACAGTGAACTGCAAAAATTTAACTGACCAATTACAGATTGAAGCTTTTCTTCACACTCGTAAGTGGAACACAGTTATTGAACCGGATGATGTTTCAGGATTTAGTGCCATTTTCGTCCACGATGTAGATAATATTACTGGATATAAAAATGTATCTGGCAAAGCAATCTATCTATATGATTATGCTCTAAATTATGAAGATTTCTTCGAAAAGAAATATCATCCGTATGCAGTTCTTTTATCTAAAACTAATGCTATAAAATATATAGCACCTTATTCAAATTTTGAATTTGCTAAATAAGGTTATGTAAAGGAGAGTTATTTAAATGAAATTAGTAAGCAACGTAGTATCTGAGAAGCAATTAAGAGAAGCACAATTGCGTGCTCTTAAATTATTCGCTAATACTATTCAAGGAACTTATGGTCCTATGGGTGGTTATACTGCTTATTCATATAGAGATGGAGCTAAAGGCTCTAAAGCTATCATGTCTAACTATACTAAAGATGGCTTTACAGTATTAAAGAATATTGACTTAGATAAACCAATTGAAGATATTCTTAAAGATGATATCCGTACTATCTGTACTCAAGTAATCAAATCTATTGGTGATGGTACTACATCTGCCGTTATTATGTCTTACCTCATTTTTAAAGGTTTGCTTGAATTACAAGAAAAAGGTTTCCCTAAACGTAAACTAGTTAATGCTTTAAAAGATATCATTAAAGAAGGTATTCAAGAAATCGAAGCTGCTGGTCATGAAGCAAATCTTACAGATATCTATAATATTGCCTATACTTCTTTGAATGGTAATGATGAAATTGCTCGTTTGATTACAGATGTCTACAAACAAAATGGTATGGATGTATTCATCGATGTATCCGCATCTAATACTCCAGAAACTAAAATCAAAACATACAATGGTATGACTTATGATGCTGGTTTTATCGATCCTTGCTTTGCAAACAATGAAAAAGATTCTACTTGTACTTTAGCTCATCCTAACGTATATGTATTCGAATCTCCAATTGATACACCTGATATGGTAGAAAACTTCAAAATGATTGTTACTAAATCTTATTTTGAACCTCTACAAAAATTGAACGAATTAGCTAACAAAGGCAAAGAAATCAAACAAGAGGATATGCCAACTCCTACTTTGATCGTATGCCCTACTATCTCTCGTGATGCTAATAGCTTCATCGATCAAATCATGGTAGCTCTTACAAATACTCCTGCAGAACAACGTGGATATCTTTGTGTAGTTGCAAATATTGACAATGAAAACCAATACTTGATGGATATCATGAAACTTACTGGTGCTAAGTTCATTAAGAAATACATTGATCCAGAAACTTATAACCAAGATAAAGCTAAAGACTTGGCTATGACTCCATTCAATGTAAAAACATTTGCTGGTCAAGCTGAACAAGTTATCGTAGATTCTACCTCTACTAAAATCATCAATCCTAAAAACATGTATGACGGCAAAGGTGAATATACTGAATTCTTCAAAAACTACCTTGGTAACTTAGAAGCTACCTTAAAGAAATACGAAGAAACTCGCCAAGAGCTTGTTAAGATTGGTAACTTAAAACGTCGTATCAATATCTTGAAAGCTAATATGGTAGATCTTTATGTAGGTGGTATTGGCACTTCTGATCGCATGCCTTTATCTGATGCTATCGAAGATGCTGTATTGAACTGTCGTTCTGCTGCTAAAGATGGTGTTGGTAATGCTGCTAACTTTGAAGGCTTCCGTGCATTCTCTAAATTAGAAAAGAAATACCATGATCTAGTTCAAGGTGATGAAAAGGATATTAATCTAGCAGTAGCTACTTTATTATGCCGTTCTTACTTGAAACTTTGCTCTTTGATCTATGTACCATACTTTGATGATGATACAGATAAAGCTATTCTTACAGTTGGTCAAGGTCTTACCAAAGGTGCCCCATTCAATATTCTTTCTGAAGACTTCGATGGTAAGGTATTAACTTCTATCAAAACAGAACCTGCTATTCTAGATTCTATTTCTAGAATTATCACATTACTCTTCCAAACAAATCAATTCTTAGTTCCAGATGCTAGATTCAATATCTACAATATGGAAGAAGAAACTAAAGAAGAGTATATCGGCGTAACAATGACTGATATCTAATAAAAAAATAAAGAGGGAGTAGAGCGTAGTGCTCTACTCCTTATCTTTTTAAATACCATTTCCAACAAATTTAGTTCTAGAACCAAATGCATCTTTAAGTAAAGATTTATTACCAAAAGGTTCTGATACTACCATTTCAAATATTTTATCAAGATCTTTTGTTCTAATAAAATACATAGGAGTCTCTTTTCCAGTTGTATTTTTAATCTTAGCTTCAGGATAATCTTTTTGTAGGCCATATGGATATCTTCTTTTATAGAAAGGTAATTTCTCATATATTGCAGATAGTTTAACTTGATTTTTAAATAAACTTAGACGTTTAGACAATGTTGATACATTGATAAAATCATATTCCTCAGAACGCCTTTTAAATTCCTTAAAAAGATAATCTATTTTAGATTCTATTTCGCGAATCTTAGCTTCTGCAATACGGAATAAAGTAATGATGTCATCAGATGGAGTATTTCTTTTCTTCATCTCTTCTAAAACATAGAATAACATATCCATCCAAAATGCATTTAAACCTATATATCTAGAAGCATATCTCCCATCATTATTTTTATCAAAGAATAAATTTGGATATTTGAATTTATCTTTGATTAGGAACAACGCAGAATAAAGCACAACTTCTAGTCCACTTCTTCCTGCTACGATATTTACTTCTAACCAACCTTTACTATATCCATGAAAATCATCAGCTTTTGGATCATAAAGACTTTCAGAGATATATTCAAATACTTCATCGGTTATCGACTTGGGAAAATTGGCATCAGCCTTTTCCTCCTTTAATTCCATTCCTTCTTCATATCCATATAATTTAAGCATAAAGTCAATACCATTTCTAAAGATATATAATTCCTTTAGAAGATTTTCATCATATGAAACTAAAGTACCATTAATCTGAACTGGTCCCATATTAATATTGATGCTTTCGCTATAATTCTTTTCCATATTATTTACTCCCTTAACCTTCATAGCTTCTAGTGACAATAGATTTTGTAGATAAATGCATTACTTCTTTAGCAGTATCTTTATTGATAAAATCAGGATCAAGGCCTAGATGTTTAATAGCTTTAACAACCCAATCTGGTTGACGATCGCATAGTTTAGCAACTTCATCTACATCATAGATTTTATCACGAAGCATATAAGATTCTTCCATAATCTTATCTAAACGATTATCCACATAACTTACTACTGCAAATGCAATTTCCTTTTTACTACCAAATACTGCATAGTAATTATCAATAGAGTCATCGTATACTGTAATAGGTTCTCTACAGAAATCTGCATCTGGTCTTACAGGCATGCTATAACGATTTTCGAATGAACTGAATCCCACATCTATAAATTCATTGAATAATCGTTTCTTAGTTTCAAAATTATACCCATCGCTATTTGCATAAGATTCATATGCTTTCCAAGCTTCTTTGATAGAGATATTGTTATTATTTAGATAATACCAAGGATATTTGGAATTATTCATGATATATGCTAATAAAGGCTTTCCTTCAAAATAGTTTTCTTTTAGATCTTTTCTACTAATGACAGTATTTAGATCTAATAGATCTTTAAGGTTTAAATAACCTTCAAAGTCTACATTGTTTACTACTATTTTGAAACCATATTGTTTGATAATACCCAATGCATATTTTAGATTGATAAGTTTACGAGCTGATTCTCTACCGTTATCATTTACAAATAATCCAATAGCAAAGTTATCTTTTCCATTATCCTCACTAGCATATTTATTCATTGCATTATAATCTGTATTCATTACATTACAGAATACGGATAACAAGATATAAGAATTACCATCTACATTGAATACTTTAGTTTCAAGTACATGATCTTTATTAAGCATATCTTGAGATACTCTTTCAGAAAAGCTTAATAAGTTTTTAACACTGATTAACTTTTCATATTCCCCATCATCAAGGATATAGAAGCTGCTCTTAGAATGAGGTCGTTTAGTTCCCTTTCCTTCTACAAAATATCTTGAAGAAGATCTTCTATTAGAAGGCTTAGACTCAACCTCTTCTGTATGATTAGTATCAGTATTAACAGTTTCTTCTTTTTGGTGTTGGAATTGACTTACTTTTTGAGCTAAAGAGAAATCATTAGATGGAATAGGAATCACATCAGTGTATGGTTTTTCTTTAGGAGCTTCTACCACTTCTTCAGGTTTCATAGACTCCATCAGATCAATTAAATTATTTACTTGACTGCGCAACTCAAGTAAATTCTTAATAGCTTTATCAGACTCTTCCTTAGCTACTAAGATGCCATTCAAATTAATACCGCTTAGATTGAAATTGATTTTTTGAACTAACTCGTTGTTTTTCATTGTTCGTTTTTCCTTTTTCTTTGAATTAACTAGATTTTGAAATGTCTTTAGAGTGTTTGAGTTATAGAGTAAAAAATTATCACTATCCTTTCAAATATAAAATAAGTTCTCTCAAACTTCTCACAATTATAGTATATAATTGATTACTATTTTTCAAAAGTATATTATCAAAATAATTTTTTACGGAGTGAACTACACATTATTAAATGATTTAATGTCATTTTGCCCTCAAATCTAGAATAATCTAAGATACCACCAGTAAGGAATAATATCCTTACTGGGTATTTTAGACGTCATATCATAAGAGGGTGTAGAAGAAAAGAGGTAGAAGAAAATGCAAATTACTTTTGAGGATTATGCTAAGAACCCATCTGGAGGACGTACTCGAATGGTGGGAGAGGCAGAAACTGCCAGGGAACTTTACTCTAAGAAATTTGATGCTATGATGCTTAGAGTGAATGGCAAAATTAACTATACTCTATATAAGAATACAAATGATAAATACGTTCTCTATATTATGATGCCGTCAGAAAAAGATGAGAATGTATTTTATGATGTAGTAATAGAATTTACTACAAATGACGACGTACAAAAAAGACTTAATAAGATTAGTGGATACAATATCAAAGTATTCTCTAATGACCCGAACTTCATGTTTACTTATGCTAATGCATTTAAACATAATGACCTTCTTATCAAAGAATTGATTAAGAAGTTTGATCCAGTAGTATTTAAGAAACAGCCTAATACAACGAACCCAAATAAGATTGTAGGTTATGTGAAATCTATTTACTTTGCTTATCTATTATTTAAACTAAAAGGTTTAGATAATAAGATTATGTGGATGAATGCTTATCCTTATAAACCTCAAAATCTTGCTAGCCAAATTATGAGTGGCAAAGAGAAACTTATCCAAGTACAGAACGTGAAGAAACTTCAAGCTACTAATAAATATGGTAGCAACTATATTTCCAAGGATGATTACTCTGATACTGATAGAATTGAGGGAAAAGGTAAGGCTTACACAAATAAAGTTAAGAGTGTACAAGCTGTTCAGCGTGTAGCAAGAACAAATGCAAAACGTAGTGGAAATTATGTAAAGAAAGTTAGCAGACACTACTAATCGTAGTTTTATCTGTATACTATAAATATGAGGTGTAGTGGACCTCAAAAGATTCATGTAAGTCTTTAACAATAGTAAGGAGAAGGAGTCAAGAATGGATTATTACAACGACCAACAAGTTGACATTGAAGAAGAATTAACGTATAATAACCAAGCTTATTATATGCCTCGACTTGTACTTGACAGAAGTAAGTATGCTAAGGGAGAAAAGATTCCAGTAGTATCTATTATAAACCACAACATCATCAAAGATGGTGATAAGGTTGCTAAACATGATACTGTTAAGACTATGATGGCCGCTAGTCAGCAAGGCAATCCATATATGGAACAAAAGCCACATATCGATGATTGGAGACCACAAACTCCAGAAGATGCCGTATTTACGCATACAAGAGGTATGATCATAGCTCCAATTCACAAACTCTTTGGGATGAGTGATGACTGTGAAGCTAATATGATGATCGATTATTTCTCTATTAAAGCAAAGCGTTGTTATAATAGTGATTCTAAAGTAAAAGAAGATGGAACTATTGCAATCGGATTCAGGGATCATTGTACTAACTACCTCAATTACTTTGAAAAGTATTATGACAAAGAGCAAAGACTTGTTGCTTTATATGCTAAGATCAAATACATGATTGATGTAAATACAAATGACTATAGTCTAGATATGTTCTTAGGGGATCTTTGGAAATATTTTATAAATCCAAATGGTTCTTCTATGGCCGCATATTTAAACTACCATCTAGATCAAATGAATATGGAACAATATTCTATTGATGATTTGGAATC